ATGTCTTTTTGGCAAATCTTGGGGCGATTCGCTGTCTCCGATTCAGGGGAGACTTTGCAAAAAGTCTCGGATACCACCAGCGTATCGTCCGATGGCACGACCTACACAAAGATGGGCTCAACCACCTTTGGGTCAGATGGGTCTGTTTTCACTCAGATGGGAAGCTTTAGCACTGACGGCAGCACCCGCTTGGGAAGCTCGGCCACAGGACTCGGAGCCGTTTTTAACGACAAAGATGACTGGCCAAACTCAAAAGCCGATAAGTTTGGCATGAGCGACGACAACTGGTAAAAAATGAATGAAAGTCCCGAGTGAATACTGCCCCGCATTTGCCTCCTAACCTTCAAGCTCTCGCGGACACTGCATTGCGAGAATTTTCGGCTGGTGTAGAAGCGCCTGAGGGGCTAAGTCTTATCTACGAGTGGCTGGAGGTCGATGGATGGGACTTTTTGATAAACGATCTTGGGGAGCAATCTGCCCTTAAGTTGGGTTACATCGCTCAACTTGAATTTTCAGACTCAGAGACTCGTTACAACCTTGAAATCCCCAAGGAAGTTGAAGTTCAAGATGCCGATCGTGTGAATTGGGCGCGACAACGAATTGAATATGCGCAAGCCGGTGACGATGGTTATTTGCTTGCTTCGTTACACGCTTACCGTTTGATTGGCAGTGACGGATCTCATGCTTTTGTAGGCTGTCTGATTGAAATACATGGGCAAGGCGGGCCAGTTTGTTAATGGTGGGGACTTTGGAAGACCCCCGACGAATTTTATGAAGCCGTGGGCGATGGCGGCTTCAATTGGGTCATTCCACGTATGGGCGATATTTCGGATCAGGTGATTTTGTCGATGTGGGAAAAGAAGAAATCTCGAGGGAAAAAGCGTGCGCATTGAAATCGTCGTAGGTAACATCGTCCATCAACCTGACGTCGATGCCTTGGTTAATTCAGCAAATGCCAACCTTCGCTTTGGATCAGGTGTTGCCGGTGCCATTCATACGGCAGCCGGGCCAGAACTCGAGCAGTATTGCCGACGCCATTCGCCTATTGCGCTGGGTGAGGCGGTTGTGACCCCCGGCTTTGAATTGCCAAACCCCTTTGTGATTCACACTAGGGCAGCCAGCTTCATCAATGACGATCACCCCGAGAAATACCTCGACCTTGCTGTTGCGCAGACTCTCCGTGTGGCCAAAGAAGCAGGAATCAAATCAATGGCCATGCCCGCGATCGGAACTGGCGTTTTCAAGTTCCCACCAGAGTTGTCGGCTGAAATCATCATTAACGGCCTAGTGAGTCGAAGTGAGGACTACCCAGAGATCCATTTGGTACGGATTTGCGTTGGCACGCAAGAAATGAAGGCCGTTTTCGCTTCTACTTTGGCCGCAAAAATATCTTCTCCTGCATAGACCATTTGATTTTAGAAATGGCTTTTTCCTTTGTCATAAATCGTAAACCTAGGGCTTGAGTTTGATAAATTCTTCTGTAATTTCTCCTGAGACCATACAGGCATACCGTGAGACAGAATTCCGTGTTTTTTCAGAAGCTTCGTTGGTCCTGAAGATCTTTGAAAAATGTGAAGCTCTGATGGGCTTGTACAAAAAGCACCGAAGCGAGACCTGCGCCTTCATTACTGCCTGCAATCCTTTTGGCGAGCTTCTCAGTAATGAGCAAAATTCTGATTTGCATAAGCAGCTTGAAGAAGAGATCCAATTCAGGGGTCTAGTGCTCATTGCCGGAGAAGGCAAACACCCTGTTGGGGATTGGCCCGGTGAACCAAGCTACCTCGTCTTTGACCTCTCTTTAGAGGCGGCAAAAACGCTGGGCAGAAAATTCAATCAGAACGCCATTGTTTGGTGCGGTCCAGATGCTGTACCTCAATTGATTTTGCTTCGATGAGAGTTTCACCTACGTCCCCAAAAATCCAAGCAGAAGGCCATTCGGAAATGGTTTGCTGTTGTCGACACACAAGCAAAGGCACCAAATGACCCTTCGGGAAATGCTTCACAAGGACTTTGGAATTGATTTTCCAATAACTGGGGGGTGGGGCCAATCCGCTGATGACCCTATTGTGTTGACCTCTCAAGACCCTGCTGAGGCCGCTCTTGTTCAATTGGAAATCGCACGACGTATCTATGGTGTGCAGGGGTGGTATTGGCGGCAAATTGAACGAACATCCGCTGGCGTAGTTGGAGCAGTTGTCGAAAAATTTTCCAGTGAAGTCAAATACGTTGAAGGCGACCAGATCGTCACTGAGAAAAGAAACTTATATTTCGATTTGAGTTCAGTCATCAGTGCTGATGCTGCACGTCTAGAAAATCTATCTGTACCAGTTGGTCCACCCGCAGAGCTTAATTTTCCGAGACAAATCGGATGGTTTCACTTTGACGGCATTACCAACAATGAACCGGAACACCCTGGGCTTGGGGTCTCGGTTGCGTACTCCGCTCCCAAAGCAAAAATGATGGTCTACGCCTACGACAAGGGCATCTCGGATCAAATTCGCGATAGACCTGATGAATACGCATCCTTGGAGTACGCCCAAGCTATTGCAGACTTTCGGTCCGTGAATCCTGAAGCGCGACCTGCACGTGAGCATGAACAAGGTGGCGTTCGCTTAACAATTTTTGAAAACGGTGAGATCTTGTCAGTTGTACTGGTATCGCCATTTCGCGATTTTTTCTTCAAGTTACGACTGACCCTTGACGATCGCAGCGAGCAGTACATGGTCGACTGTGTCATGAGCACATTGGCAAATTTTGTGTCAATGGTCGGAACAAGCAATCAGACAAAGCATTGAGGAATGTGATGCACAACATTGAAATGGCTGAAGTGACCGAGGACTTTGCTCGTTGCTGGAATGCGGCTGGCTTGCGAATTCAAAATCAAGCGCAAGGTCAATTGCAGAGTTGGCTTCGTTCGCACCTCAACCCTCCATTTTTAGAACACCTGTCTTTTCGTCTCGGCAACCAGTTGTTCTACATTCAAGTTGAAGATGTTGAAGGCGTTCTTCAAACTCCGGGCAGCCAGGAAGGGTTGCTGACGATCGCAGATGGTTGCGCAGGCCATGCGTGTTTGATGCCTATGAAACGAGTTGGCCAAGACTGGGAGCCCACTGAAAGTGGCTGGGGTCTTATCGACGCGCGAACACGACTACCTGTTAATCCGCCTGCGCTGATTACCGATGAGATGTTGGAGATGACCGATTGGGAGCTGCAAGACCTTGCGGTACAAGTTGTACGGCAGCAAATTGAAAAAGAGGGGCATCAGCTTATGTCGTGGAATGGTGATCCACGCATTGATCCCTCGGTCTGGTTTGTCGGTTCCTCTGGTGGCCCAGAGTGGGTACTCGTTCGAGCTGTTCGCCACCCGGAAAAAGAAGCCACTGAGCCAGAGAATAAGTCTGAACTCAAATCGCATTTCGGCAAGATGGGCTTTCCTGGACACTTTGCTTCAGTAGCCGTAGCGAGTGCTGATGATCCTTTTGATCCCGGTGCTAAAAGCAATGGAAATTACGCTCCCCTTAACAGGGGTGTTGGTATGCACATCCGTTATGAAGGCCTGAGATCTTTTTAAGCGACGTGGTTGCTTTCAATTCCAAAATGCCTGGCCTGCGCATCCCACTCCATTGGAAACGGCTCCATCAGATCTTTCATCGTTAGTTGCGCCGGGTACTTTCCGTCTAGGATGGCTTCAATGACTGTGGGTGACAGATAGGCCAGGCGCAGTATTCTGCTGACAAACGATGGACTGATGTTCTCTGACTTGGCCATGTCTTCAATTGAAGCGTGGGTACCGTCAAATAGTTTCCGGTGCCAGCGGTGGCCGCGAGCCAGCAGTTTGACCATGGCGTTGTCAATCAGTGCCTCGCGCCGCTCGATCGCCCGAGAACCGTCGGGCATTACGATCACCGCCTTGCCCCCACGCCTGCGAAAAGTCATCGGAATCTCGGTGGTGAATCCCGCTTCGGTATCGGTGCTCATGCAGCCTCCATTTCTTTTTGTGGTTCAAGCGTGTCGCGCAACAGCTTGTTCAAGCCCTTGTCGTGCCATTTGATTGCGATGCCGTCCTTGCGCACTGTGATTCGATCAACCAGGGTATGCAGAACCTTGGCCTGCTCCGCTGGGAAGAGTTCGTCCCAGACCGCGTCGATGGACTGCAATGCGCTGATGGCGTTTGTCTCTTCAACTTTGGGCCGCTGAGTATTTACCTCACGCACCGCGTGGGCCAGCACCTCTGGTGAGCGCAGGATACCGCGCATCTTCTCAACCACCACCTGTTCGATCTCACCGGCGGGGATGCGGCAGATGTCGCAGCTTTCTTTGCCGATCTTGATCGAGTCGGTGTTGATGTAGTAGCGGTAGGTCTTGTGCTGCTTGCGCGTCCAGCCAGGCGTGAAGGCCCGTCCTTGCTCAGAAAAAATAAGTCCGCGCAGTAGAGAGGGCGCGCTGCCCCTACCCGCCAGCCTCGCCTTATTCATAGGGGTGCCGTTTTTCAGGTGCGTCTGCACCGTATCCCACAGCTCTTGCGTGATGATGCCGTCATGCTCACCAGGGAAGTGCTGACCCTTGTAGGCCGCAATGCCAATGTAGACCGGGTTGCTGAAGATCTTGTAGACAAGGCCTTTAGTGATCAACTTGCCTTCGCGGACAACGCCCTTGGCTGTTGTCCATGATTTGGAGGTGACACCGCGCTTGCGCAGGTCTTTGACGATGGTGGACATCGAGGGCGTAGCCGCAAAGCGAGCAAAAATCTCCTGAACAATGGCTGCTTCTTTGGGGTTGGGCACCAGTTTTCGCTCAACCACGTCATAGCCCAAAGCGGGCATCCCACCCATCCAGATGCCACGCTTGCGTGAGGCAGCAATCTTGTCGCGCACCCGTTCACCTGACAACTCACGCTCAAACTGCGCAAAGGACAGCAGGATGTTGAGCGTCAACCGCCCCATAGATGTGGTGGTATTGAAGGACTGGGTGACCGAAACAAAGGTCACCTTGTGCTGATCAAACAGCTCAACCAGCTTTGCAAAGTCGGCAAGCGACCGTGATAACCGATCAATCTTGTAAACCACGATGGTGTTCACCAGACCCTTCCGGACGTCTTCGAGCAGACGCTTGATGGCCGGGCGTTCAAGCGTGCCTCCTGAGAAGCCGCCGTCGTCATACCGGTCCTTGAGCGTTACCCAGCCCTCAGACTTTTGGCTGGCAATGTAATTTGCGCATGCATCGTGTTGGGCGTCCAGTGAGTTGAAGTTTTGGTCCAAGCCTTCTTCTGTGGACTTGCGCGTGTAGATCGCGCACAGGACTTTAGGGGTGGTAGCCATCAGACGCTCCTTCCAGAAGACATGCCAAAAAAGGTCCAACCGTTTCGGTTGGTGCCTGTAATCACCATGGCTATGCGTGAAATGGACTTGTAGCGTTGACCTGCGTATTCGAAATCGTCAACGTGCACCACCACCTCGTGGCGCTCACCATCCCATTCCCGAATCAGGCGCGTTCCGCAGATGGGCCTGCCATCAACTCTGCGGCGGCGGACATCGGCTTTGCCGCCATCGAGTTGTTCCCCAAGCTTCTCCAGGCGCTTGACGGTCTCGCGGCGTAGGCCCCCAAGGGCCAGCTCCTGAATCCGGTATGCCAGACGCGTTTCAAGGAAGCGCCGGTTAAACGGTGGTGGTTCGGTCTGAAACATTTCTCGCCACATTTGCTTGAGGTCAGGTGTGGGCGAGGTTTTAAGGGCTGCAACGCGTGCAACAAGTGAGTCATTCATGGGTGTTGTCCTTGGTAGTCAAAACAACTGTATGAACGCTCTCTTCGGTACGGTTAGCAAGTTGAGCTTCGCGTTTTTGGCGGTCCAGCAGGCGAATTGCGCCTTGGGCCAGGATTGCACCGACGACTGCCATTGGGCTTGGCTCGGCGGGTATGTTTTGTTGTGGGGTGTGTTTTGGGGCGGTCATGCAGGTTCATACCGCCGTTGGGGGGTGTTTTTCTCAGATAGGGCAGTGCTTTGAAGCCCAAAACTGCGCCCACGTGCAATGTCAGAGGGGGGTTGAAGGGGGTATTTGGGCAATTTGGCTGCATCCTGTGCCCGCCCGTGGCGGGCACAGGATAACTAAGGAGCACAGAATCACAAGATCACTGAGTACGCTGAGCACAGCAAAAATTTTATAAGCCATTGATTTAAATAGGAAAAGTGATTTTTTGATGCAATATTTTGCGCATCTTAATTACTTTGAAAGCGATGAAAATAATTAACTCAACATCTTAGTTACCTATATTAGACGAGCACTGGGTGTCAAAAGCGCTGCTTTAATCATGGCGAGTTTGAGTATCTGGCCCTAGAATTTGGGCACTGAAATCGAAAACCCAAAGGAAAACCAAATGTCCGCTGCATCAAACGCCAAAAAGATCTCCAAGGGCCAAGAAAAGGCCAAAGCGCTGCGTGACAGCTGCTGGCCAGACCTGGACGATGAAAAGCTCTGGAACCGAAAGCTGGTGAAGGGCTTCACCACCATCCCCCGCACGATGCCCTTGATCATGAACATCATCGATTCGCTGACCAAGAACAAACCGGCAGGCATGGTCTATTTCGTTTTGTGGTGCCGCACTTTTGACGAGTCACTGTTAGCAATCGACAACCCGATGACCTTGGCGTTTGAGTCCGGATTTACCGGCGAGAGGGCATTGAGCACCTGGAAAGACCGGATGCGCTCCTTGGTTGAGCTGGGCTTTATCGATGCCAAGGAAGGCCCCACTGGCGCGCACCACTATGTGTTGCTCTTCAACCCACACAAGGTGGTGTGGGACCTGAAGGATCGCATTCAGGAGGGCATGTTTAGGGAGCTGCAGACACGTGCCATAGCTATTGGCGCAAGCGACATGGAACCCGCAAAGCCTGCAGAAGACAGCAACCCAACATAACCGTAGCGCCACCACAGGCACATAAATGAAAAGAGACAAATATGAAAAAAACATGGGAAAACGACAGTTGTGAAGCAGTCCAGTCTTACTTCACGGTGTATCGCGTGCCGGTTGCTGCAGCGTTGTGGTGTGGCATCGAGCCAGGTGAAGTGGAAGAACATCTGGCACTGTCCACGGAAGTCGCAAGGGGCGTTTTGAAGCACCCATACATCAACTGCCTCGAACCGAGGTGCCGGGCGATCCACGACGCAATCGTGACTGGACTTCTTCCTTACAGCAGGGAGAACGGAAAAGTCGTGCCCAAAGAAGAACACGTTGCCCCAGAGCGACGTCACATTTCTCGGCAACACCTCAAGGACTGGATTGCGGCGCAGTTCCCGTCTGACAAGCCTAAGTTCCTGTTTGACGAAATCGAGCGCAACACCCATACAGCCATCAATAAAGATGCCTACCAGTCATTGCAAGCCGAACGCGATGGATTACGGGCACGACTTGAAAAAGCTGCCGATGAGTACCGTAAGTTGAGGAGCGAGCGTGACGAGTTGGTTGTCGAAAAAGCAAAACTCACTGAACAGATTAAGCCCGCCAAAGAACTTGGGCTCAGAGCTGAGACCACTTACCTGAACATCATCGGTGGAATGCTGAACTTGTTCCTGATGAAAAGCCCTGCAGGTAAAGCACATTCGGTGTTCTCAAACCAAGCATCTGTGATTGAAGCACTAGTTATTAACTTTGGGAACCAGCCTGGAATCTCAAAACGAGGGCTTGAAACCAAGTTCGCAGATGCCAAGAAGAGCCTGGACCCGTAACCCAAATACATACCCTGCTACCGCAGTTGCGGTAGTGCTTGCCGCATTTGCGGTGATTTCATGAAGTAACCCCGGTCCAATGGCTTCATGTAAACGAAAACGAAAAAGGTGATGACATGTTGCAATTCGAAGACGGACAGGAAAATACTTCATACACGACTGCCATGCGCAGTCCCCGCATCATCCGCGATGCGGCCAACGACCCTTACTTCCGGGCTGCAATCAATGCAGCCAAGACCCGCACATACAGAGCAGCGGTTTCTGCCCGGCTGAGCACCTCGGAGCGGGAAGACCTGTATCAGGAAATCTTGCTTGACCTTCTCGAACGTGAGGCTCAATTTAATCCCGAGAAGGGCAGCCCCGGAACATTTACCGGTTTTGTGTCCGAGCACCGAACCGCCGAATTTCTCAAGGCCCGCAAGACAGACAGAGAGCGCTTGACCTTTGCCTCGGGTGAAGACGTTGACACGTTGGAGATTGTCAACATCAGCCAAGTACGACAAGGAATGGACCAGACGCAGGACGCGGCCAATGACGACGATGCTGCGCCGATCGGTTCAAGTGGATCAAATCACCGATCTCAATGGTTTGATGGGGACGACGATCTCTTTTCAAACTCCAACACTCTCCACGACCTGGAGACAGCACTGGCGCACATGAGCGAAGAACAAGCCGAACTCTTGGACTTGCTTGCTTCGCACCAGGACCTACCCACGGCATCCAAAGCCTGCGGTATGTCTACCGCCACCTTCTACCGCCGCGTCGCCGAACTGCAAATGCACCTTCGCATGTTCGGTATCAGGACTGCCGCCTGACCGATCGCGGGGTGGCTGAGAAAAACGCCCACCTCGCTCAGTAAAAACCTTTAACACCTGCAAACTCCGCGCCCCCTTGGGCAGCGGTGGTAGGCCAACTCACGCCCGGAGATTTGATGAATTACAAAAACGACCTAATTGAAACCTCACGCAGCCACTTGGGTCTGGGTGTGGATATTGGCCGCGCAGCGTTGCAGCCGGTTTACGTCCCTATTGAAAAACTGTCGGAGGCCAATCTGTGTGACTGGGTGGCTAGTGCGCTGGTTGGCCATTGCATTCAGTACCACGAGGGCCTGCTGCTGCGCGATCGCTCTGAGACAAGTAGCGACCTGACCACCAAAGATCGCGCACGAATTCACTCCGTCGCACGGCGCGCCTGGATCGCCTGTGAACTTGGGCTGGTTCACCTCTTTAGCCAAAAGGTGGGCGATGACCACTACCGATACATGGCCATGCGCTCCAGTTCCCCTCTGAAGCCCCCCGAAATCCGTACCCAGCTGCGTATCGCGCAGATGGCTCCAAGCAACCCAAAGCCCCACTGAAAGAAAGAGCACCCATGACGCCCGAACCAGAAGTGCTGGATGAAATAGGCCAGCTTTACATGAATGAGCTGGACAAGCTCCCGCTGCAAGACCTTGACCGGATGATCAAACAGGTCACTGCTGCCAAAGACACTGCCGCTTTGTACCTCAACGCATTGCAGTCCACCTTGCACAGTCGCTTGGGCGGCCATGCCCAACAGCTTCGCCAAGAGGCTGGCAAATCCACCGGCACTGTGCGCTTTGAGGTCGATGGCTACATGGTCGTCGCCGATTTGCCTAAGCGCCCTGAATACAACCAGGTCAAGCTCAAAGAAGCCGTGGAAGCGCTGCGTAAATGGGGCGAGGACCCGGAGAACTATGTCGGCATCGAAATCAAAGTCGCCGAGTCCAAGTACACCGCCTGGCCACCCGGTATCCGCGACTTATTCGAGCCTGCACGCACGCTCAAAACGGGCAAGCCCAGCTACAAGCTCGAGCAGATCAAGACCGGAGAAATCCCCGACGCTGCCAACGACAGTCACTTTGGCGGGGGTGTTTGATGGCAATCTCACTTGCACAACTCACCCGCGCCAATACGCCCAAGCCACCCCGCATTCTGATTCACGGTGTTGCAGGCGTTGGTAAAACCACCTTCGCCGCAGAAGCCAGCAAACCTGTGTTCGTGCAAACGGAAGACGGTCTGGGAACAATTCCGGCAGCTAGCTTTCCGCTTGCACGCACGTTTGAGGAAGTCCTTGAGTCACTGGCCTCGCTCTACACCGAAGACCATGACTTCAAAACCGTGGTCATTGACAGCGTTGACTGGCTCGAGCCCTTAGTTTGGGGCAAGGCCTGCCGCGACAACGGCTGGGGATCGATTGAAGACGCCGGGTACGGCAAAGGCTACGTGGCCGCTTTGAGCCTATGGCGTCAGTACATCGACGGCCTGAACGCACTGCGTGACGACCGTGGCATGACCGTTGTGCAAATCGCGCACACCGACATCAAGCGTTTTGACTCGCCCGAGCACGACCCCTATGACCGGTACGTCATCAAGTTGCACACCCGTGCAGCGGCGCTGATGCAGGAGCACTCCGACATCGTGCTGTTTGCCAACTACCGCATTTCCACCGTGAAGGCCGATGTCGGCTTCAACAAAAAAGTAAACCGCGCCATGGGCTCGGGGGAGCGGGTGATTCACACCGCCGAGCGCCCAGCCTTTTTGGCCAAGAACCGCTATGGCCTTCCCGAGACCCTGCCACTGGACTGGCAGTCCTTTGCCCAGGCCATGCCCGATGTGATCAAGCCCATGTTGATCACCAACCCAGTTACCCCCACCAACCCCACCACCTGAAATTGAAAAAGGAGAAATCACCATGGCTTCATTCGGACAAACTTTCGACGCATCCTCAGTTGAACCCAGCAGCGGCTACGAAGTCCTGCCACCCGGTAAATACCTCGCCCAAATTGTTGCAAGCGAAATGCGTGCAACCAAAGACGGCATGGGCCAGTACCTCTACCTTGAGGTAGATGTCATTGAGGGGCAGTACGCAGGGCGCAAGCTCTTTGACCGCCTGAACCTCATCAACGCCAATGCAGATGCTGTGCAAATCGCACAGCGCACGCTGTCATCTATCTGCCGTGCCGTTGGCAAGTTGCAGGTCAGCAATTCGGAGCAGTTGCACCTCATTCCATTGATTGCTGATGTGCGTGTGCGCCCCCCGAAGGGTATGTATGGCGAGAGCAACTCGGTCCGCTACCTGCCTCGCAGCGGTCAGGCTGCAAACGCCCCCACATTCAGCACTGGTCCAGCCAACCCGCCAGCGCGTCCTGCCGTTGCTACAGCAACGCCTGCTGCCAACGGACTGCCCTGGAAGCGCCAAGCCTGAGGTCCCACTGCATGCACGAACACTTCACATTGCATCAACACGCGCTTGAGCCGGTTCACCTGCCGGACTCAGCGCAGGGCTGTCGGGAGCGAATGGCAGCGCTGCAAGGCGAGATTGCCTCCATCCGCATCCAGATTGCCACAACCGATATTCGGCGGCAGACGGAGAAAAAGACGCTTGATGCTGCCTGGTTCCACCGCGCCAAAACCGCGCTGCGTTTAAAGCAGCAGGAGCTGGCGCAGGTGACTGTGCATCTTGCGACCTTTGATAAACGCGCTGCGCCCAATCACCGTGATGCCTTCAAAGACACCTTGATTGAAGTGGTGCGTGAAAACTGCAATGACCAAGAGTGGGCGGGCCTGGTGCAGCGTGCGCGTTACTTACACGCGAGCCAAGGAGGAAACCATGGCTGAACTGCCCGTCATCACAAGCCTCACCCGCGAGGCCATCTTCTCGGGCTATGAAGCGGATGCCAGTGACGGGTTTCGCAGCCACCTTGGCGCGTCCCTCATTGGCAAGGAATGCGAGCGTGCGCTTTGGTACGACTTTCGGTGGGTGACGCGCAGCAAGCACCCAGGACGGTTGTTGCGCTTGTTTGAAACCGGTCAACTGGAGGAAGCACGTCTGGTGCTCAACCTGCGGCGCACCGGTGCAACCGTGCTCGAAGTCGATCCCGAGACCGGGCGTCAGTTTCGAGTGCAGGCCCATGGCGGCCACTTTGGTGGCTCGCTTGACGGTCTTGCCATCAATTTGCTTGAAGCACCCAAAGCCTGGCACGTGCTGGAGTTCAAGACGCACTCCAACAAGAGCTTTGGCGATCTGGTGGCCAAGAAGGTGCGCGAGTCCAAGCAGCAGCACTTTGCCCAGATGCAAATCTACATGCACCTGATAGGCATTACCCGAGCGATGTACTTGGCTGTGAACAAGGACACCGATGACCTGTATGTCGAACGCGTGGAGGCAGATGTCACTTATGCGGAACTTCTTCTGGAAAAAGCCCGTCGAATCATCTTCGTCCAAACCCCACTGCCACGCATCAGCGAGGACCCCAGTTGGTATCAGTGCCGCATGTGTGACCACGCACCGGTTTGCCATGCAAGCGGAAACAGCGTGGTGGCACCTGCGATCAATTGCCGTACTTGCCTGCACTCAACACCCGTGGATGGTGGTTGGCATTGCGACCGGCATCAAAAACGCCTGACCGAAGTCGATCAGCGCACCGGCTGTGAGCAGCACCTGTATTTGCCGCCACTTGTCCCTGCAACGCAAGTCGATGCAGGTGACGACTGGGTTGACTACGAATTTTCCAACGGGGTGCGCTGGCGCGATGCCGGTTTGAACAAGCACGCCGCCAACTGAATCCCCAACCGCAAACCTAAACGCAATTGAAATAGGAGTCCCGTCATGAGCTTTTCCCTTCGCCCCTACCAAAGCGCTGCCATTCAAGGCATCTACAACTACTTCCAAGATGAGAGCGGCAACCCGCTGGTGGTGATCCCCACCGCTGGTGGCAAGTCCCTCGTCATGGCCACCTTTGTCGAAGGCGTGCTCAAGGCTTTTCCCGATCAGCGCATTCTGATCGTGACGCATGTGCGTGAGCTGATTGAGCAGAACTTTGCCGAACTCCAAAAGCTCTGGCCTCAGGCACCGGCAGGCATTTATTCAGCAGGCCTTAAAAAGCGAGAGATCCGCGCACAGATTTTGTTCGCTGGTATTCAGTCCATCCACAAGCGCGTGTACGACGTTCAGCAATGCGATCTGGTGTTGATCGATGAAGCGCATCTGATACCACGTTCTTCGAACACGATGTACCGCAAATTTCTCGATGGTTTAAAGCGCCTGAACCCCGACCTTAAAGTCATTGGGTTGACGGCAACGCCGTACCGCTTGGACTCAGGGTTGTTGCACGAAGGCGAAGAGGCCATCTTCACCGACATCGCCTACGAGGTGTCGGTGCGCGAGCTGATCGACGACCACTACCTCTCGCCACTGATCTCCAAGCGCATGGCAACGCAAATTGACCTCACTGGTGTGGGCACGCGCGGCGGCGAGTTCATCCCTAAGGATCTTGAGGCGGCCATTGACCAGGACGCCATCACGCAAAGCGCGGTCAATGAAATTTTCTCGTACTCAACTAACCGCAAAAGCTGGCTGATCTTTTGTGCTGGCGTGGACCACGCGTACCACGTGCGTGATGCGGTGCGAAGCAGAGGTGTGACCTGCGAGACGATTGTGGGCGATACGCCCAGCGCCCAGCGCGAGGCCATCATCAACGACTTCAAGGCCGGGCGTATTCAATGCCTGACCAATGCCAATGTGCTGACGACCGGCTTCAATGCACCTGCGGTAGACCTGATTGCGATGCTGCGCCCGACCAAGTCAGCGGGTTTGTATGTGCAGATCGTGGGTCGTGGCTGCCGCCTTGCACCGGGCAAGACCGACTGTCTGGTACTCGACTTTGCCGGGAATATTGCCCGTCACGGCCCGATTGACGCCATCAAGCCTAAAACGCCAAAAGCGGGTGAAGACGGTGATGCGCCCACCAAAGCCTGCCCAGAGTGCGACAGCATCGTTCATGCGGCGGTGCGCCAGTGCCCGGACTGCGGCCACATGTTTCCTGAGCCGCAAATCAAAATTGATGCAAGGGCCAGCACTTTGGACATCCTGTCCGGTGGCCCACCCGAGTGGGTCCCGGTGACACGGGTGAGCTATGCCCGGCACGACAAGAGTGGCAAACCGCCGTCACTTCGGGTCGATTACTGGAGTGGCCTGAGTTCCCACAGCGAGTGGGTTTGCATTGAGCACCAAGGCTATGCCCGGCAAAAGGCAGCCAGTTGGTGGGCCAACCGGGCACCGGGCCTACCGCTTCCCCGTGGTGTTGACGAGGCGCTGGCGGTGTCGCAGCGGCTTAAGTGCCCTTCACAGATCGCGGTGCGCCCGAGCGGGCGCTACACAGAAATCGTTGGCGCACGCTTTTGATGACGAGCGCATAAATGTTGTGTGCTATTTGCAGGCGTGATGCCCGAGGGTATGGGTTCGCGCCTTGTTTGATCCGTATTGATGCGCCGAGCGTGAAGTTGTGCTCCAGGCGCTGTCAAAACATTGCAGCAAGGCTAAAGGGAATGATTGATCCAAACCAACACGAAACCAATGCGCTGGCAACGGCCTGTCAGACAGGGGGCGAGTACGTCGAGTCACTCGCCAAAACAGATCTGGCCAGTTTCACCGCAGTGGAGTGGTCAACCTTGATTGATGTGGTCGTGACCGCGTTTCAAGACTCACTTCGTACTGCCTATGCAGACGATCCACCATTTTGAAGGAACGCATGAATCCAAATAATTACATGGCCCATCTTGGGGCCACGCTCGTAGATCGCGGTTATGCCATTTTGCCGATCCAGCCTAGCACTAAGAAGCCGGGCATGTTTCGCCTGGGTGCCTGGCAAGACTATCCCAAGTGGAGCCGTCACTGTGAGCGCGACACGACTGAAAACGAAGTCGATATCTGGGGCGACTGGCCCGAAGCTGGCATTGGTATTGCCGCAGGCAAGGTGATTGGCATCGACATTGATGTGCTGCAGTCCAAAGACATCGCGGTTCAGATTGAGGGCTTAGCTAAGCGGCTGCTGGGCGACACACCTGCAGTTCGTATCGGCAACGCCCCCAAGCGATTGCTGGTGTACCGTGCGGCCCAGCCCTTCAGTGGCTTTAAGTTCCCGCCCATTGAGGTCTTGGGTGTGGGGCAGCAGTTCATCGCCTATGGCATTCACCCGGATACCGGCAAGCCCTACGAGTGGCCCGTGCAAACCTTGGCCGACCTGAAAATCGAAGAACTGCCTGTCATCACCGAGGCACAGGCTCGAGAGTTTGCGCGCCAGGCGTACGAGATGGTCCCCGAATCTATGCGCCCCAAAAGTCTGGCTGTAGGTTTGAAGTCTCCAGAGGCGTTCGCCAATCTGCCCGAGCAACGCGGCACGTTCGAGGCAGTGCAAGACGCGCTTCAGTACATACCCAACCAGGACCTGGACTACGACAGTTGGGTGCGCATTGGCATGGCCATCAAAGGTGCGCTTGCCGAGCAGGGGTGGCCGCTCTTTGAGTCCTGGTCTGCGTCGTCCAGTAAAAACGATGCCAAGACAACCGCTAAAAGTTGGGGGAGCTTTTCACCTCAGCGCATTGGGGCGGGCACCATCTACAAGCTGGCGCTGGACAACGGTTGGATTCCGGACCCGGACCTGCAACTCAACGGTGAAATTGTGATGAACGGACACCACCCGGCCAAGGAGATGCTGCAAACGCTGCAAACATCAAACCCCATCACGATTGATGGATCAGGTGCACCGCCAGTGCTGCCACCACCCAAACCACTGCCTACGGGCTGGGACCAGGTGGGCGGCGTGATTGCCGACATGATGACGCTCATGGCGGCGACGGCCAAACGTCCCCAGCCCGTGCTGGCGCTCGGAGCCAGCCTATGCGCCATCGGCGCGCTAATGGGGCGCAAGTACCGCACTGAGAGCAACACGCGCTCAAACCTGTATGTCGTAGGCATCGCTGAAAGCGGCGCAGGAAAAAACCACAGCCGCGTGGTGATCAATGAGTTGTTTCGCAAAGCCGGGCTGCTGCAATACCTGGGCGGCAATAAGATCGCATCGGGTTCCGGTCTTTTGACGGCCATCCAGCGTCAGCCCGCCATTCTGTTTCAGCTTGATGAGTTCGGTATGTTTTTGTCGGCAGCCGCTGACCGTAAACGCTCGCCACGCTATGTGTGTGAAATCCTGGACCTGATGACCGAGCTGTACACCACATCAGGCACGACTTACTTTGGCATTGAGTACGCAAGCAACCAGCTCAACAACGCGCACCGGGCCATTCACCAGCCCTGCGCCTGCATCTACGGCACCACCACGCCGATTCACTTTTGGCAGGCGCTCCAAGCATCCAATGTGGCCGACGGCTCTTTGGCGCGTTTTCTTATTCTGGAGAGCGAGGACGATTTTCCCGACAGCAACGAGCTTTTTGGCACGATCGATCCGCCGCAAGACCTGATCGACCGGCTGCTGCTGATCCACCAGGGCGGTGGGCAGTTGAGCGGCAACCTCACGGATGTGGGTGCGATTGACGAGGTGCTTGTCGATCCGCGCGTGGTGCCTATGAGCGCGCAGGCGCGTGACGCGTTTCGCGTGCTGGACCACGAGTTGCTGGTGCGGCTTCGCTTGTCGCGAGGCACCGGTTTTTCATCGATCCTGGCGCGCATTGAGGAGAACGCCACCAAATTGGCGCTCATCCGCGCTGTGTCGCGCGATGCAGTGACGCCGCAGATCGAGGACCACGATGCGCATTGGGGGATTGCGCTCTCGCGCCACTGCGCTGAACTGACAATCCGAGAAGCCACTGCGCGCGTCTCAGAAAATCAGGTCGAGTCCAACCACAAACGCGCCCTGCAAATCCTGCGTGATGGCGACGCCGCTGGAATGTCCAAGAGCGAGTTCACCCGGCGCACCCAGTTCATGGACCACCGCCAGCGGGACGGCGTGCTGCGCACCTTGACCGATGCCCATCTGGTCGAGGTTTTCGCCAAGCCAACGGGCGGCAGGCCCAGCCAATGGGTCAAACTGGCTGACGCATATGAGTAGACGGTCCAAACAGACTCCACGTTTGAAAGATGAAGTATTGAAAGAAGCCCTCGCGGTGACTTCTTTCAATTACGACCTTCTTTCAATGGGGGTGCCTCTATATACAAATAAATATTCGGGGGCCCTATACACACAAAAAATCCCTCGCGCGCGCGAAAACGTGCGCTCTGGAGGGGTCAGAGAGGGTAGAGAGAGACATAGGTATATATATTGAAAGAAGAAGTATTGAAATAAGTACCTCCCAGACCCGGACTCCACCTTTGAAAGATGAAGTATTGAAGAAAGCCCCCGCCACCTGTTGACGACTTTTTGCCAGCCCTGATAACCGCATCCGATTGAGCAAATCGGCAATGACAGACATGAGGGAGCCGCACCCGCCCTGACACGGCCTTGGTGCCAGCGCTCCTCCAGGTCGCACAAGAACCCTTGTACGAACCCTTGGAGGACATCCCTGATGAATACCGAATCCACCCCGCGCCTTGTGATCCTCGCCCTGGACCTGGGCACCACTACCGGCTGGGCGCTGCGCTCGGCCAACGGCCCTGTGGCGCATGGCTTTGTGAGCTTCAAGTCCCAGCGCTTTGAGGGTGGCGGCATGCGCTACCTGCGCTTTGGCCGGTGGCTCGCTGACATGCTGACCTTGAATGCGCCAAAGACTTGCGCACAGCCCAATTTAACGGGCATTGGAGCCGTTTACTTTGAAGAGGTGCGCCGTCACCTCGGCGTGGATGCCGCGCACGTCTACGGCGGCCTGCTGGCCACGCTGACCGCCTGGTGTGAGCACCACCAGATCCCCTACCAAGGCGTGCCCGTGGGCACCATCAAACGCCATGCCACTGGCAAGGGCAACGCGGGCAAGGCCGAGGTGATTGCGGCCATGAAAGCGCTGGGCCACCCAGTCACCGACGACAACGAAGCGGATGCGCTGGCACTCTTGCACTGGGCGCTGGCGCAGTGTACGGATCCCGCCTTGAGCAAGGAGGTGCGCCATGGCTAAAAAGCAAGTTGCACAACCATTAACCCATGGCACTTTGGTGAGTCTGCCCGGCGGTCGGGTTGGTGAGTGGATCAGTGAGGCGGAGGAAGGCACCAGCTACCGCACCGAGCATTTCCGGACCGTGGACTCGCTGGGACTCTTGATGCGCAACGGCGCGATCACGGCGCAGATGCATGACGCGGGTCAGGACTTCTCTCGCACCTTTGTGTTCGCGCAGCTAAGTTCTGCGGGCTCACCGCCGCTTGATCGCATCCCCGGCGGTCATTGGCAGGACACGATGACCGAGCGTTGTGCTTGGGCCAGAAAGCGCCTGGGCGAGGCGCTTGATGCGGTGGGCGGCATCGGCAGCCCCGGCGGCTGCGCGGTCTGGCATGTGGCAGGTTTGGGTCAAAGCGTGAGGGAGTGGTCAGCCCAAGAGGGGTGGAATGGACGAACGCTCAACCAGTACGAGGCCAAGGGCATTTTGGTTGGCGCTTTGGGGGTGCTGGCTGTTCACTACGGGTACAGTAGGTGACACAAATATCATCCGGTGATATACTGAGACCATGGAAGAACACCAAATCCGTACGCTCCTTGACCTCCATGACCAGATCATCGATCAGGAGGACGGCTATTGGCTCAAGATCGAGGCTTGGGAAGTTGCGCCCAGCAAGGATATTCCTCACGGAATCAGGTACACGCTTACGCTGCACGCGCCCAGTGGAAAAAGGATATTGGGGTATGACAACGCGCACGCTGTCAAAGTGAAGGGGAAGAAGTACTCTGGTCAGCGACTCCCGTTTGACCACAAGCACCGGCATGTAGCCGATAAGGGCGTGCCTTATGAATTCAAGGATGCGAATCAGTTGTTGTCAGATTTTTTTACCGAAGTCGATTCGGTTTTGAAAGAGGTGAGGTCAAAATGAAAGTCATAAAAATTGGTATTGCTCCGCAGGAGAAGATCCGCGAGAGGGTTTTGGCTATCGCCAAAGGCGAGATCAAGCCTAAGGCATCAGACCCCAAAATCTGGTTCACCTCAATGCGATCTTTATCCCAAGTCTTAAGCGATGAGAATCGCGCGCTCCTGGACGTTATTCGCACCGCTCGACCGGCATCAATCAGTGAACTGGCGGACATAACCGGGCGTAAGCAGGGTAATTTGTCTCGCACCCTGAAAACTATGTCCCGGTATGGGCTGGTGAAGATGGAAAAGAACGAACGCTCGGTGCGTCCGATCGCTCATGCCGAGAGCTATCAAATCATGGCGTGAATCTGATTTAAAAATCGTACGAAAACCCCTTGACGGGGTATATATCGAAGCGGTAGCATTCTGCTAATCACTCAAATTACGCCCACACTGTTCGCGCCTTGTGGGCGTTTTGTTTGGGTCTTCACTTCCCCGCATCTATCGCGCTTGCAAGCAACCCTCGCTGGTTGACCTGCACGCCGCACCCCAACCCGAAAGCTTTCCTATGACACCCGAGATCCGAATGGTCCCGGTGGATTCGCTCATCCCGTATGCGCGAAACGCCCGCACCCACAGCGAAGACCAGGTGGCACAGATTGCCGCCTCGATCGCTGAGTTTGGCTTCACCAATCCGATCCTCACCGACGGCGACAAAGGCGTGATCGCAGGGCATGGACGCCTGGCTGCGGCGCGCAAACTTGCACTGACACAAGTGCCCGTGATCGAGTTGGGCCACCTCACCGCAATTCAAAAGAAAGCCTACATCCTGGCCGACAACCGCATCGCTGCCAACGCTGGCTGGGACGAAGAGTTGCTCAAGCTTGAGATTGCCGAACTCGATGAGGCTGACTTCAATCTGGATCTGATGGGCTTTGGTGACGAAGAACTCGAGCGTTTGCTCAATGGCGACGGCGACACCACGGGACTGACCGAAGACGATGCAGTACCCGATGTGCCAACTGACCCTGTCTCCAAAACAGGCGATGTGTGGGTCCTGGGTCAGCACCGTTTGCTGTGCGGCGACTCCACTGTGCTCTCCGATGTCGAGCGCCTGATGAACGGTCAGCTCGCCGACATGGCCTTCACCGATCCACCCTACAACGTGGACTACGGCAACAACGCCAAGGACAAGATGCGCGGCAAGGACCGCCGCATCATGAACGATGCGCTCGGAGACGGCTTCTACAAGTTCCTCTACGACGCCTGCGTTAACTTGTTGGTGGTCACCAAAGGTGCCTGCTACGTGTGCATGAGCTCCTCTGAGTTGCACACCTTGCAAAAAGCCTGGCTTGATGCGGGCGGCAAGTGGTCCACATTTGTGATCTGGGCCAAGAACACTTTCACGCTCGGTCGCGCCGACTACCAGCGCCAGTACGAGCCCATCCTTTATGGTTGGAAAGATGGCGCAAAACACTTCTGGTGCGGTGACCGCGACCAGTCAGACATTTGGAATTACAACAAGCCCCGTGTGAACGATTTGCACCCGACGATGAAGCCGGTGGAGTTGGTCGAGCGTGCCATCAAGAACTCATCCAAGACACGCGACATCGTGATCGATTTGTTTGGCGGATCTGGCACAACGCTCATTGCCTGCGAGAAAACCAATCGCCAGGCAAGGCTCATGGAGATGGACCCCAAGTACGTGGACGTGATCGTCAAGCGTTGGGAGGACTTCACAGGACAGAAAGCCACCCGTGAATCGGATGGCTCTGCGTTTGCGGATCTTTCGCCGCAGGCTCAGTCGGTTTTAGTTGATGCTGTGGGGAGCGAGCTGGAGGGTGAGACCCTGTAGACCCGCTCACCACCGCTCTCCTTGACGGAGTCGATGGTCAGGCCCAGTTTCTTTTTCAAAGTCCCTGCCATGCAGCCGCGCACCGTGTGCGCCTGCCAACCGGTGGCTTCCACCATTTGCGCAAGGGTTGCACCCTCGGGGCGTTTCATCAAATCGATGAGCACCGACTGCTTGCTGCCTTCGCGTTTGGATTTGGCTGGCGGCTCAATGCCGATGGCCTGCAACCCTGCGACGGTGATGGCAAAGCGGGTCGAGCCCGCAGCGCCTTTGCTGTGGGGTCGGATCAGGCCTTCATTACCAAGGCTGGTCAGAACCTTGATCAACGCACCACCTTTGAGGTTGGGCGGGAAGTCGGTCAGCACATGCTGAGGATGGATGGCAGCGGCGTTGAGAAGCAAGGTTTGGCTGGGTGTGAGTTTCATGTTGACCTCCGGTATCAGTTTGGTTGGGTTGTTTGTTTGGATTTCTGGCCAGCCGTGAATGCGGCTTGCAGGGCTTCTTTGAGGCCCCAGACGCTGACTTCGTGAAAGTCCAAGCGGTCGCTGTTGCGTGTTGCTAGCGTGTCGATGTGCAGATGCTCTGCGGCGATTTGGTTGAGCAGACGCTCAAATGTTTTGGCGTCCATCACTTGGCACCCCGCACCTGGTGGATCTGTCGGGCGCGGTCAAAGCCGACCCACTCGCCTTGGGTGTCAAGGCCGCGTGAGGCCAGCTCTTCGCGTGCCAGTAGATTGAGGTCAAGCTCACCGCGTGCGGCGGCTGCCAGCACCTTGGTGAGTGCGATCTGGATGAACCCGACCTCGTCGACGGTGAACTGTGTGGTGTAGGTCATTTGCAAAGCTCCTTGGGTTGTTGATGACGTTCCTATGAACGCTCTGAACCCCAGTGAAGCCAAGCAATACCCGCATCAAATCCGATTAGTTTTTTGAATGAGTTGGGAATAAGCCGCAATGTCCCGCAGTGCCCCAACACCCTGTCGACATCCCGCCTGTGCGCTGGTGCTGGACAAGCCCGGCTACTGCGACCAACACCGCGCCCAGGCGCACCGGGACTACGGGCGTGCCAGGCGTGGCTTTGATGCCGAGGTGGGCTTCTATCAGTCGGTGCGCTGGCGTGAGGTACGTGCTGCGTTCCTGCGCGAACACCCGTTGTGTGTGGCGTGCAAGGGGGCGGGTCTGGTGGTGGCAGCCAAGGTTGCCGACCACATCAGGCCGCTCAAGGACGGCGGCGAGCGCTTTGACTGGGTCAATCTGCAAGGGCTGTGCGTCTCATGTCACAACCGAAAGACGGCGCGTGAGACCGCAGGTCGGCGTTGACTACCCCCCCCGGGGGGGTCTCAATCTCTACAGACGGCGGCCAAAGATGCGTGCGCCTGCCAAGATTTTTGCGCGTGCAAATTGAAACCTAGGGGGGTTACCCCAGAACGGAATATTGATGGCCGGAAGAAAGCCACTGCCCACAGAGATTAAAAAGCTCAGGGGCACCCTGCAAAAGTGCAGGTCCAACCCGCTTGAGCCACAGCCCCACGGTGATCTGGTTGCGCCGCCAGAGTACATGTCTGACGGTGCAAAGCAGGCTTGGCGTTACGCCATTGAAAGTGCGCCAGAGCATTTGCTGCGCAAACTCGATATGTCGGTGCTGGAGGTTTGGTCCTGCGCGGCTGACCTGTACCGCAAGGCACAAATTGGCATCACCAAGACTGGACTGCTAATCAAAGCGCCGAACACCGGCGTGCCGATGCAGTCGCCATATCTCGCCATTGCCAACAAGCAGGCCCAGATCATGACCAAGGCAGCGGTGGAAATGGGCTTTACGCCAGCATCGCGCTCTCGCATCACACAGCCCACAGATACGCAGGTTGATCTGGATCCCTGGGCCGATATTGCAGGCTGAGACTGATTCATGGCAGAAGGAAATTACGTCGCTATTGCCCGTCAGTATGCGCAGGCAGTCGTTGCCGGTGAGATCCTGACCTGCAAATGGGTCCAGCATGCATGCCAACGACAGTTGAACGACCTGGCAAGGTTTAAAGGCAAGTCCAGTCCGTACCAATTCAATCCAAAGCTAACCGACAAGGACGGGCGTGTATTCCATCCCGCCGACAACCTGTGCGCGTTCATTGAGCGGTTGCCCCACGTTAAAGGACCGCTGGCAGGCGAGACGATCAAGTTGGAGCCTTGGCAGGTATTCATCCTGACCACCGTGTTCGGCTGGGTCAAGCCCGACGGCAACCGCCGCTTTCGGCGTTCGTACATCGAAGTGCCGCGTGGCAACGCCAAGTCGACCCTGTCGTCTGCGCTTGCGCTGTACATGCTGGCTGCCGACGGCGAAGGTGGTGCGGAGGTCTACTCGTTGGCCACAACCCGTGATCAGGCGCGCATTGTTTTTGGTGATGCCCAGACCATGGCGCGCAGGTCACAGGGATTTCGAAGCCGGTTTTCTGTCAATGTCGGTGCGCACAACATGAACGTGCTGCAGACGGGATCGAAGTTTGAAGCGCTCTCTGCAGAGGGTTCGACGCTTGATGGCCTGAACATTCACTTCGGCTGCATCGATGAATTGCACGCCCACAAAACCCGCACCGTCTATGACGTGGTGGAGACCGGGACCGGTAAACGAGACAACTCACTTCTGTGGGTGATCACTACCGCAGGTAGCAACCGCTCAGGTATTTGCTACGAGGTGCGCACTTTTGTGACCCGGCTGCTCGATGGCGTGTTCGAGGACGACAGCCAGTTTGGCATCGTCTATGGCCTGGATGATGGGGACGATTGGACCAGCGAAGACTCGCTTATGAAGGCCAACCCCAACTGGGGCATCTCGGTGCGCCCGGAAATTCTGGGACCGCTGCAGGCCAAGGCCATGCAGTTGCCCAGTGCGATGAATAACTTCAAGACCAAACACTTGAACGAGTGGGTCAATGCCGACACCGCATGGATGGACATGCGCTCCTGGGACGCCTGTGCTGATCAGGACCTGGACATCGAGTCCTTTGTGGGCCAGCCCTGTTGGGTGGGCCTGGACTTGGCCAGCAAGACGGACATTGCGGCACTGGTGATTGTGTTTGCCCATCCCGAGATTGCTGACGCATTCGCTGTCTTTGGCAAGTACTACCTGCCCGAAGACACGGTGAACGCCAACGGTAACAGCCAGTACCCCGGTTGGATGCACACCGGACGTCTCACCGTGACGCCGGGCAATGTGATTGATTTCAGTTGGATCGAAGCGGATTTGAACGACTTGTCTTCGCGATTTGCCGTGCAGGCCGTCGCGTTTGATCCATTTCAGGCGACGCAACTCTCGACTCGAATGATGAGTGAGGGTCTGCCCATGATTGAAGTGCGTCCAACGGTGCTGAATTTCTCAGAGCCGATGAAGACGCTTGAAGCCTTAGTGCTTCAAAAGAAATTGGTTCACGACGGCGACCCGGTACTCGGCTGGATGGTCAGCAACGTGGTGGCCCATCTGGACGCCAAAGACAACATTTACCCACGCAAGGAGCGAGCAGAAAACAAGATCGACGGCATCGTGGCACTGATCATGGCGCTGTCGCGCGCGATCAAACCGGGCGACTCGGTGGTGCTGGGATCCGACTACGAGTTGATGTTGCTCTGAACTGATGGGACTGTTTACCTTTTTTGATCGCTTTCGCGGATCTGGTAGCTCCAACGCCTCTGGTGGAGATCGTTCGCCATGGGGTGACTTTTCATTTGAGTCGATATCTGCGCGTACCAGCAGTGGCATGCGTGTCTCGCCCGATAGCGCGCTGCGCCTAGCTGCTGTGTATGCATGCGTGCGGATCCTGGCCGAAACAATTGCATCACTGCCGTTGGTGGTTTACCAGCGCCGCCCTGACGGCGGCAAGGACAGGGTCACGGACCACTGGCTTTACCGCTTGATGGCCAAGCGGCCGAACCGGTTTCAAAATCCTTTTGAGTGGCGTGAGATGCTGCAAGGACACCTGGCTTTGCGAGGTAACGCCTTCAACCAGATCATCACCAACCCGCGTGGCGAGATCATCGAACTCATGCCGATCCACCCGGACCGGGTCAAGATTGAGTTGTTGCCATCAGGTGAATACCGCTACCGAATTAGCGACCGCTCTGGCACTGAGGTGATCTTGCCAAGAGGTGAGGTCTGGCATTTGCGTGGCCTGTCCTCGGACGGCTTGATGGGTATGAGCCCGATTGAGCTTGCCCGGGAGAATCTGGGTACTGCACTAGCAGCCCAAGGCTATGGCGCACGTTTCTTTGCCAATGACGCCAAGCCTACAGGAGGGTGGATTGAATTTCCTGGCTCGTTCAAGGACTCCGAGGCCAAGAAGGTGTTTCGTGAGTCTTATCAGCAGGCGCAGTCCGGCTCCAACCGGGGCAAGGTCCTGGTGTTAGAAAACGGCATGAAGTTTCACGAAGTGGGCGTCACAAACAAAGACGCCCAGTTTCTGGAACTGCGCAAGTTTCAGATCACCGACGTGGCCCGGCTCTTTCGTGTACCACCGCACATGATTGCTGATCTTGATAGAGCGACCTTCTCCAACATCGAGCAGCAGAGTCTGGAGTTCGTCATGCACACCATGACGCCCTGGGCTGAGCGCTGGGAGGCCAGCATTCAATCTGAGTTACTTCTTGAGAGTGACGATATAGAAATTGAGTTTGATTTCGCCAATCTGATGCGCGGCGATGCGTCCAGCCGCTCAAGCTACTACCAAAGCGGAATTCAGAACGGCTGGCTCACCCGCAACGAAGCACGCATTGCAGAAAACCTCAATCCCATTGACGGACTTGATCAGCCACTGCGACCACTCAATATGGTCGAGGAGGACGTGGCAGAGGATTTGGAAATCGATATAAAAGCAGAAGCGGCAGAGCCACTGGAGCAAAAAGCGATCGAGCCTTCGGAGGATGAGAGTGTTGCCCGTCTCAATGGGCGATTTAACGCACTTGTTCAAACGACCTCTGAGCGACTTGCTCGCCGCATCGGCCGATCAGATCATCTGGCAGAAAAAGACATCTTATTGATCTCCCAAGCCTTGGCCGTACCGCTAGACCAGGTTCAGCTTTGGGCAAGCCAAATAGACGAGCCGCTAGATCAAAAACAGCTCACCGAATCACTTATCTCTCTCGGACAGAATTTATGAAAAACCAACTTATAAAAAACCAACTTCTGGTCGCTGAATTTTTGGCAACGCCATGGGCCTTGATGCCCGAGCGTTTGAGTGCCCTGGCTACGGTCATTTCCCGATGGACACAAGGCGCGCCTGCTAGCGACGCTGCCATGTTTCAGGTCCAAACAGACCGTGTACTGCGTGACACTCGCAGACAGACCTCGGCCGCCATTTCAGGTGGCGGCATTGCCGTCATCCCTATTTATGGCGTCATCACACAGCGTGGAAATATGGTGGATGACGTCTCCGGCCCTGGCATGGTCAGCACCCAGATCGTCACGCAAATGCTCAGACAAGCCGTTGCCGATGACGCGGTCAGTCAGATCTTGCTGGACATTGATAGCCCTGGCGGCAGTGTCTATGGCGTTTCTGAATTGAGCGATGCGATTTTGAGTGCCCGTGCACAAAAGCCCGTGGTGGCGATTGCGAACAGTCTGGCAGCTTCGGCTGCTTACTGGGTCGGCTCCCAGGCCAGTGAGTTCTACGTCACCTCCGGTGGAGAAGTCGGCTCAATTGGCGTGTGGCAGGCGCACCAGGATTACAGCAAAGCCATGGACGAGGCAGGCGTTAAGACCACGCTCATATCGGCGGGCAAGTTCAAGGTCGAGGGCAATCCATATGCACCGCTGGACGAAGAAGCACAAGGATTTATGCAGTCCCGCGTAGATGACTATTACGCCGCATTTACCAAGGCTGTGGCCAAGGGGCGTGGTGTGCCCATCACTCAGGTACGAGATGGCATGGGTCAAGGCCGTGTCTTGGGGGCTGATGCAGCCTTGGCTCAAAACATGGTGGACGGCATCGCCAGCTTCGATCAGGTCTTGAGCAAGATGCATAAAGACGCAGCGTCAAGTGCTATGTCCAGTCCACCTGCCAAGCCCAAAACCTCCCGATTGGCCCAAGCCCGCTCAGAGCTTGGGATTTTGTAATTTGGACTGCTCAGGAGTTGCTCCGTTGAGCGCCTCCAGTCCGAGCGGCGACCCGTAGGTCGCAACCCTGATGCGTGACTAGCTTCGCGCATTTTTCAATCTTTTCAATCCCGCCACCCAAGAGGTGGCTTTTTTACGTCTGGAGAAACCCAAATGAGTAAGCAATTGCGCGAGCTTCAAGCTCGCAAGTCTGATCTTGTCAAAGAGGCTCGTGCCTTAACTGACATTGCCGCCCAAGAAAACCGTGACCTCTCAGATGAGGAGGTGATCAAGTTCAATGCACTTAAGAGTCGAATTGAAATCGCTTCGGCGGCAATTGACCGCGAGTCGGCTTTGATTTCCGAAGAGGTTCAGATGGGGGCGCATGTAGGCAACCACTCTGGTGTTGGTCAAGGTTCGGTATTCCCAAGCGTCGTGGTGAGCGATAACCGCGAACTCGACCCTAAACATGGCTTTCAAAGCTTGGGCGACTTCTTGCAAAACGTCTGCCATGCGCAAAAGCCAGGCAACCCGATTGACGATCGCCTGCTGATTGGCAGTGGTCGTGGTGCTGCCGCTCCAGCCACCTTTGGCAGTGAAGGCTCCGGTCAGGACGGTGGCTTCTTTGTGCCGCCACAGTTCTCCAAGGAGATTTTCCAGCTGTCTTTGGGCGAAGACTCGTTACTGCCGCTGACCGATAACGTGGAAATCAGCGGAAACACCATGGCGTTCCCCAAGGATGAAACCACACCCTGGGGCACCAACGGTATTCGCGCTTACTGGCAAGGCGAAGCGGCTCCAGCGGTCACCACCAAGCCCGTTTTGGGACTGTCTACTTTGCGGCTGAAGAAGTTGATGGCCCTGGTGCCCACGACCGATGAGTTGCTGGAAGACGCCAATGCCTTGTCGACTTATCTGCCCGAGAAGATTGCACTTTCCATTCGCTGGAAAACCAATGAATCTATCCTGTTCGGCTCCGGCTCTGGCGTACCGGTAGGTGCTCTCAATGCTGGCGCTACGGTCAGTGTTGCCAAGGAGACTGGGCAGTTGACGCAAACGCTGCTTCCACAAAACTTGGCCAAGATGATTGCTCGTCTGCCGACGGGCTCATTCGCCAATGCGGTGTGGATCGTCAATAACGACGTGTTGCCAGCATTGTTCACTCTGACCTTGGGTAACTACCCGATCTACCTGCCCACCGGATTGAACGTTGGCGGGATTCAGGTATCGCCCTACGGCACGCTGCTGGGTCGCCCGGTGTTTGTGTCCCAACACGCCAACACTTTCTCCGCACAGGGTGACATCTTGCTGGTGGACCTGAAGTACTACCAGACCATCACCAAAGCGGGTGGCATGCAGACCGCCACGTCGATGCACCTGTACTTCGATGCCGATCTCACGGCGTTTCGAACCACCTTCCGCATGGATGGCCAATCGAAGATTTCTACCGCCATCACGCCTGCCAAGGGCAGCGCCACGATGTCGCCATTTATTCAACTTGGCGCTCGCTAAACCCCAGAACCTCAAAGGAGAAAACACATGTTTCCCAATGCAAAAGGCAGTGAACTGCTTTCAGTGCTCGCCACGATCGATCCTGCTTCGCAGACTGCTGGCGCAGCCAGTACCGGCTGGGTGCCCGTCGCCAACTACTTTGGCTTTCTGGCGTTGGTGCAAACCGGCGTGCTTGGCACCTCGGCCATTGTCGACGCTAAGTTGCAGCAGGCGCTGGACAGTTCAGGCACCGGTGCCAAAGACATCAGCGGCAAAGCGATCACCCAGATCGTCAAAGCCACGGGTGACAACAAACAGGTGCTTGTCAATGTCAAGCCTGAAGAGCTCGACACCGTGAACGGCTTCGGGTTTGTGCGCGTCACAGTGACCGTTGGCGTGGCCGCCAGCATCACCTCGGCCCAGCTGCTCGGACTCAACCCCCGTTATGCACCGGCTGACGTGGGCAATCAGGCTGCTGTGGTTCAGGTGATCTAAATGCCATTGCAACTCGTCACACCACCTTCAGAGGAGCCGGTGTCCCTGTGGGAAGCCAAACTCCATCTGCGGGTGGATTTTGACGAGGATGACATGCTGATCGCATCGCTCATCACTGCTGCCCGTCAAGCAGCCGAAACTCTGACCGGCAGGCAGTTCACCACTGCCCGCTGGAAGCAAGTGCTCGACTGCTTTCCCGGACCGTCTCTGATGGGCGTACCCGCTGGTCAAGCTTTCAGCTTGCCCGGGCACGCCATTTTGTTGTTCAAGACGCCGGTGCAGTCTGTCGTCTCGATTAACTACCTGGACATGGGATCTGCGCTGCAGGTCATGCCTGGGGCCACCTACACGGTGGACACCGCCTGTGAGCCCGCACGCATCACCCCCGTGTTTGGTCAGATCTGGCCGATCTCCTTGCCGCAGATTGGTGCGGTATCGGTCACCTTTGACGCTGGGTACGGCAGTGCCGCCCAGGTACCAGAGGGAATCAAGAGCTGGATCAAGTTGCGTGTCGGCAGCCTTTATGCCCACCGCGAAGAGATTGCAGTTCTAAGTCGCGGCCGTGTGGAAGCGCTTTCATTCATTGATGGTTTGCTTGACCCCTACAAGGTCGCTTTCGTATGAAGGCGATCCCATGAGTTCATTACGAGCGGGTCAGCTAAACCGGCGCATTACCTTGCAGCGACAAAGCAATGTGCAAGACAGCTATGGCGGTCCGGTCCGCACTTGGCTGAACGTGGCCACCGTTTGGGCCGACATACAGCCCTTGACGGGGCGCGAGCGGACAAGTGCGCAGCACATGGCCAGCGAAATTTCCCACCAAATCACGGTGCGGTATCAGGCAAGTCTGACCGATACCCGGGTGGTATCTGGATACCGCGCACTTTACAAAGCTCGGATCTTCAACATCCACGCGGCGTTGAACGAGGACGAGAGCAATGTTCTGGTCACGCTGCTGGCGTCAGAGGGTCTGGACGATGGCTAAGTACGAGAGCGTTCAGATTGAGGGCCTTGATGCTTTGGCCAAGGCTTTGAAAGAGTTGCCTGACCGCGTTGCCAAAAACGGCTTGCGAGCAGCGGTCTATGCCGGAGCCAAGCTGATCCGGGATGAAGCCAAGTTGCAAGCTCCCGTTGCAACGGGCGATCTGGGACCCAACCAGCCACCACCCGGCACTTTGAAGCGCTCGGTGATTTTGAAACAAATCCCAGAGTTGTCGAACAAGAACAAGCAGACCTTCTTTGTCACGGTTCGGCATGGCAAGAAGTACCGCAAGCAAGGCAAGAAGGGCAACTTGTCCCAGGACGCCTGGTACTGGCGCTTTGTGGAGTTCGGGACCGTAAAGATGTCCGCGCGCCCCTTTTTGCGGCCTGCTTTTGACATGAAGAAAAACGATGCGCTAACGGCCATCAAGACTCGACTTGCTGAGCGCATTGAGCAAGCCGCACGTGAATTGAAAAAGTAGTTCAAAAAATGATTCAGCAAGACCTTTTCGCGGCCCTCGCAGGTGTGGCCGGGGGAAGGGTATTTCCGAACGTTGCGCCCAACAACGTGTCAAAGCCCTACGTGGTCTACGGCCGCGTATCCAGCGCACCAGAAAACACCCTGGCCGACGGCGCACCCATTGAAAACACCCGCCTGCAGGTGGACTGCTTTGACACCACCTACGCCGCCGCAGTTGCTTTAGCCGAGACGGTCAAGGCCGCTATGAAAAGCAGCGCCATCACCCACGTTTTGCTCCTTGAGCAAGACCAATTCGAGCCCGAGGCATTGCTGCACCGGGTGATTTTGGATTTTTCGATCTGGAATTAATTAACAGGCCATAACTTTTAGGAGAACTCTATGCCAAGCACCGCCATCTCAGCCCAAGGCTCCACCGTCAGTATCGGCACGACCACCGGGTCGGCGCTCACCATCACCGCCGTCTCGCTCACCAACCCTTGCCGGGTCACGCTCTCAGCGGTCACGGCATTAAACAAGGGTGATGTGATCACTATCGCTGGCCTCGTTGGTACCACGCAGCTCAACGGCAACAGCTTCGTTGTTCAGTACATCGAACCTACGACCAAGATCGTCACCCTCGCTGGACTGGACGCGACTGGATATACGACCTACACCAGCGGCGGTACTGCAACCCCTGTGCAGTGGACCAAGATTTCCAACGTCAAGAGCTACAGCGGCTTTGACGGCTCAGCCTCCGAGATTGAGCGAACCAACTTTGACTCAACGGCCAAGGAATTCATTCTTGGCCTCTTTGACCCGGGTGCGTTTGCCATCGAGGTCGACCAGGACAACAGTGATGCAGGCCAGCTGGCCCTGATGACTGCGCTGGTGACCGGTGTGGCCAAGAGTTTCAAGTTGCTATTGCCCAACGGCAACACAGCAACCTTCACCGCCTACGTGAAGAAATTCAACAGCCAGGGCGCAGTGGATCAGGCGATCCGACGTTCGGCTGAACTGCGTATTTCCGGCTCAATCACCTGGGCTTAAATACCTGGTCCTGAGGGCTCTTGCTCAGGGAAGAAGCCGCCCGCCTTGACCTTTGGCTTTGTGAAGTGGATAATGCACTGTATTACACATGCACAGGAGTGTTACGCCATGACCGCCAGAACCATCAACGTACGCCTGCCCGAGGCGCTTTACAACCAGATCGAAGAGCTGGCCAAGGCGACCGCCCGGACCAAGAGCTTTTTGGCCATCGATGCGCTGACCAACTATGTGCAAAGTGAATCCTGGCAGATTCGTGACATTCACGAAGGCATCAAGGAGGCCGATGCAGGCGAATTCGCAACCGATAAGCAGGTCAAAGCGGTGTTCGCCAAATACGGCGCTTGATCCATGTTGATCAAGTGGACTAGGGCGGCGCTCGCGTCTGTTGATGAAATCGCTGGCTTCATCGCCAAAGACAACCCGACCCGTGCCACCAGCTTTGTGCTGGAGCTGCAGGCCGCTGTGACCAAACTTCAGGCCCATCCTGGCATGGGCCGGGCTGGCCGCGTCCCTGGCACGCGCGAGCTGGTCCTGCACAAGAACTACATCGCCATTTACCGCGTTCGTGGCGACGATGTTGAAATTTTGAGGTTGCATCACGCAGCCCGAAATCTATGACGAACTGGGTCAGCCCCTGAAGCTGACCTTTGACCGCAAACCAACCCGCCTCAGGCTAAAACCTCGGCGGGTTTTTTCATTTCTGGAGTACATATGACACTACTTTCTAAATCCGCCATCCTTTGTGCCAACGACCTGCAGACCGAAGATGTCGATGTCCCCGAATGGGGTGGTGCCGTGCGTGTTCGCAGCTTCACCGGTCGCGAGCGTGATGCCTTTGAGGCCAGCATGGTCCGTGGCGATGGCAAGGACCGCAAGGTCGATCTGACCAATATGCGTGCGCGTCTGGTGGGGCTTACTGTGATTGATGAGGGCGGCCTGCGCCTCTTCACCGACGATGAGGTGGATCTGCTCGGTGCCAAATCTGGAGCGGCACTGGACCGGGTGTTTGCCATTGCGCAAAAGCTCAATGGTCTGTCGGGCGCAGATGTGGATGAACTCACAAAAAACTCCAGCGGCGTCCCGAGCGCCGTTTCTATTTCCGACTCTGCCTTGCCCTTGGATTCCAACACCCTGACCATCTCCTCGCAAACCTGAGTTCGCAGCAGGTCGCGGAGTGGATGGCATTTGCCTCTCTGGAAGGTCTGCCGGACATGCGCGCTGACTTTGGCTTCGGTCAGGTCTGCGCCACGCTGGCCAACGTCCACCGCCGCGAAGGTCAGGACGCGTACCAGGCCGATGACTTTATGCCGGGACTGCGTACTTCAGAGCCTACCGCCACCAATGACGCCGATGCACCGCCAGATGAAGTCTTTGATGTTGAGGCGCATAGCCGTTTGATCTCAGCCCTCTTGGGTAAAAAGGAATAACGCCCCCATGGCAACCCTCGCCAATCTCGTGGTCAGCCTCGAGGCCAATGTCGCTCGCTTTGAATCCGACCTGAATAAGGCCGAGTTCATGGCCAAAAAAGCCATGGACACCATCGGCAATGTGTCGGAGACCGCCATGAAAACGGTCAAAGGCGCAGTGATGGCCATGGCGGCGGCATACACCTTTGACGCCTTTGCCGAAGGCATCAAGGGGGCGATTGCGTCTGCGGGTGAACTCGACCAGATGGCCAAGAAGACCGGTGCCACGGTGGAAGCCCTCTCTGGCTTGAAGTCGGCAGCCAAACTCTCGGGTACCAGTTTGGAAGAGGTCGGTGGCGGGCTGCAAAAGCTCTCTAAAGCCATGTTCGAAGCGGCAGGCGGCAGCCAAAAACAGTCCGACTTGTTCAAATCGCTCGGCGTTGAGGTCACCGATTCTTCTGGCAAGTTGCGCGACTCGGGTGAAGTCATGCTGGATCTGGCCAAAAAGCTCGACTCCATGGACAGCAGCACACAGGCGGTAGCCACTGCCCAGATGCTGCTGGGCAAACGCGGCGCAGAACTGCTGCCCTTCATGCAGGACTTGGCAGAAATCGGCGAACTCAACGCCAAGGTCACCTCCGAGATGGCGGCAGAAGCAGACCTGTACGAAAAGAACCTGGTGCGCCTGGAGGGCAGGAAAAAATCCCTATACAACACCATTGCCTCGGCATTGCTACCGGTCATGCGTGACTTCACTGACGCCTTGCTGGATTCAGGCAGCATGACCGAGCGGCTCAATGACACGACCAAGCAACTCAAGCAAGACAACGTGATCGAGACCTGGGCGCGGGAAGGCATGCGCGCGGTGGCGGCTTTCATTGATATTTTTGACGCCATCATTCGCGTGGTGCGAATCGTGGGCAACTCCTTTGCAGCGGTCGCCGCCGACATCGTCTCGGTGCTTGCCTTCATGGACGGCATTGGCGCAGAGATGATCAGTGAAAAGTCACTCGATCCGGTCAAGCGTCGCTTTGCGACGCTGACCTCAGACCTCAAAAGCCACGCCGAGTCCTTCAACCAGGACATGGTCAAGATTTGGACCGCGCCGCTGTTTCTCACCAAACTCGACGAGCAGTTTGCTCAGCGTGATGCGGGTCTGAAAAAACCTGTCGATTCGCCAAAGCGCTCGTTTGCCATTCCTGACCAGAGGCCCGACAAAACCAGCCCGTTCGATTCGTACCTGGACTCGCTCAATGTCGAATCCATCAAAGACAAGTTGGGAAAGTACGAGGCGATGATCGAAAAAGGCCGCCTACTGGCGGTCAAGGAAGGCCGTCTAGGTGACATGGCCAAGGTGACGGCCACAGTGTCGAGCATCCAGTCAATCGACGAAGGCAAGCGCATCGATGCCTTCGCCCACAGCCTGAATGTGGCCAACCAGCAGTATGAGTTTCAAAACACCCTGATTGGACTGAATGCCCGCGACCAAGCGCTTGCTACCGAGGGTCGCAAGAACTTCCTGACCGTTGAGCAGCAAATATGGGATGCAGAAAAGAACGGCTCCAAGTTGTCTTTAGAGGCGCAGCAGAGATTGCGCAACGAGGCTACCAAGTCCACAGCCGCCCTGGTGCAGGCCGTCAACGAGCGTTTCGATGCCCAGCAGAAGTTCGATGAGTCCAAGCAGATCAATGCATTCACCCGCAGCCTGGAGCAGGCCAATGAACAGTACCAATTTCAGAACACGCTGATTGGCCAAAATGCCCGCGATCAGGCACTGGCTACCGAGGGCCGCAAAAACCTCTTGGCTGTTGAACAGCAAATCTGGGATGCAGAAAAGAGCGGTACCAAATTGTCCGTTGAGGCTCAACAACGTCTTCGTTCTGAGGCAATCAAGTCGACCGCGACCTTGGTCCAGGCGGTGAATGATCGTTTCGATGCCCAACAAAATTTTGATGAGACCAAGCGCATCAATGCCTTCACCTACAGCTTGGAGCAGGCCAACGATCAGTACATCTTCCAGACCCAACTGATTGGCATGAACGCCCAGGCGCAGGAGATTGCAAACGTCAAGCGCAAGAACTTCCTTGCCGTCGAGCAGCAGATCTGGGATGCCGAGCAAAGCGGCACCAAACTGACAGCAGATACCCAGCAGCGCCTGCGCGATGAGGCCGTCAAGTCCACGGCGGTCATGATCAAAGCGATTGAAGCCCGCTGGGATGCTGAGCGTTCTTGGGAGACGGGCGTTACCAGGGCGCTTAACAACTACATCGACACCGTCTCCAACGCTGCATCCCAGTCCGAGCGGCTCTTTACCAATGCATTCAAGGGCATGGAGGACGCGCTGGTGAGCTTTGTGCAGACTGGCAAGCTCGACTTCAAGAGCCTGGCCAATTCCATCATCGCGGATCTGATTCGAATCCAGATTCAAAACAGCATCATGAAACCACTGGCGCAAGCGACCAGCGGCATGTCGCTTTCAGGGATGTTCAGTAGCGCGGGAAACTTCCTGTCGGGCCTGTTCAAGGCCGATGGCGGTTCGGTCGCAGGTGGCCAGCCCTACATCGTGGGCGAGCAAGGCCCCGAGTGGTTCGTGCCCAACGGCGCGGGAACGATCGTCCCCAACGGGAAGTCGGCTGGCACAACATCATCGCCCGGCAGCAGCGACAGCAGTACGGCCACAGCCCAAGCGCCAATCAACATCAATTTCTCGGTGCGTGCCATGGATGCACGCAGTTTCCAGTCCGCCATGGTGCAAAACAAGGCCGTGGTAGTGGGCATCGTGAACCAGGCGCTCAACATGCGCGGGCGCTACGGAATCACGGGATAAGTCATGAGCGGAACATTTCCTCTGACCCCCGCGCCCAGCGCCATCAAGATTCAGTCCTACCAGCCCACGCGCGTCTCGATCTCACACAACCTGCGCCGCAGTGTGCGCACCAATGGCGCTCAGCGCTGGGTGATTACTGCCGACTGGGTGGGCTTGACCCGTGCTCAATTCGCGCCGATTCAGGCCTTTGTTGTAGCCCAGCGCGGCCAGTGGGACAGCTTCACCGCTGTGCTGCCTGCGCACAAACTGCCTCGAGGGGCGGCTACCGGCACACCGCAGATCAACGGAGCGAACCAGCAAGGCAGAAGCATCTCCACGCGCGGCTGGACGGCAGGTCTTTCCGGCGCACTTAAAGCGGGTGACTTCATTGGCGTTACTGGCCAGACCAAGGTTTACATGGTCACTGCTGATGTGAATGCCGATGCCTTTGGCCTGGCTACCGTGGCGATTGAGCCTGCCTTACTGGCTGTTCCTGCCGACGGCGCAGTGATTACCGTGCGCAACGTGCCGTTCACGCTGGCTTTGGGTACGGACACGATGGAGTCTGCCGTGGCTCCGGGGTCGATTTACAACTTCAGCTTGCAGTTGGTGGAGGCCTTTTAAGGTCAATTTTTTATGGATCGTGGAGCAAGTTCAGAGTTCATCGCCGAGATCCTCAAATCCAGCAACCAGCCTGTCTATTTGGTTGAGGCCTGGTTTGACGACGGCACGATCCGCATGACGGACGCTTGGATCAACGTGCTGTGGAGCACCAACACCTACACGGCCAACGGTCACTTTCTCGGGTTCTCCGGTCTGTCAGAGACCAGTGACATGAGCATCCCCAATGTCACGGTTCAAGTCTCGGCTGTGGATCAGACTTGGATTTCAATTGCGCTGTCCAAGCCCTATATCGACCGGCGCATTGCCATCTACAAGGCTTTTCTGGATTACCGCCTGGCCATCATCAGCAACCCATTGCTGGTGTTCGATGGTCGGATTGACAGCATGGAAATCTCCGACGACCCCAACAACGGCACCTGCACGATCGCAGTCACTGCCAGCTCGCAATGGGTGGATTTCCAACGCACGCCGGGCAGGCACACCAATGACCCGGAAGAGCAGATCTGGTTTCCGGGCGACCGGGGGTTTCAGTTCGTCACCAACATCAACCGTGAAATCAAGTGGGGATCCCTGTGAAGAGCGGACGATCTTTCTACACATATGCGCGTATTCCGATTGCGACGGCGACCCAAGAACTGCAAGCCCTGGCCGAACGTGAGTACGAAGAAGTCGGCCAAAAGGATCTCGAACGCCTGAACATCGACTGGGCTCGGTACGGCGAACTCGATGCCGCCGGGAAACTCGCCACCTTCATCGCCAAACGTGATGGCGTGATCGTGGGCTACGCCGCATTCATCGTGCAGACCCACATCCATTACCAGGATGCGCTGGTCGCCGCCAACAGCGCTGTTTATGCCGTACCCGAGGTACGTGCTGGGCGTGTCGTTCTGAAGCTGCTGCGCTTTGCCGAGCTGGGCCTCAAAGCCCAGGGCGTGCAAAAGATTTATTACCACGTTAAACAGACCAAAGACTTCGGTCGCCTGCTCGGACACCTGGGCTACCAGGACGTCGAGCGCATGTACGCCAAGGTAGTTCAGGACAGGGAAGACGCGTAATGGCAGGCATCGTCATTGGAGCCATCGTTGGATCGGTGGTGTCCGAGGCCGTGGGTATCGTGGTGGCCGATGCCGTACTTGGCATGGTCATTGAGTCGGGCATCACGGCTGTAGCGGCTGACGTTCTTGGCGCATCGCTTGCCACTGCCAGTTTCATCGGCGGTGCGACCGGTTTGGTCGCCGGTGGTGTTGCCAACTTGGCGGTGCAGTCACTGATCGGCTCGAACTCGCCATCAAGCGCGCAGTCAGCGCTGTCTTCGGCCCAGGCGCAAGGCATCCTGATCAACTCTCAGAGCAATGTCGACCCCATTCCAGTGATTTACGGTCGCCGCCGGGTGGGTGGCACACGGGTGTTCATTGAGGTCTCAGGCAGCAGCAACGAATACCTGCATCTGGTGCTGGTGCTCTCAGAAGGCCCAGTGACCGCGATCGATAACGTTTATCTGGACGATGTGCTTTCTACGGACGCCAAGTTCACCGGGTTGCTCACTGTCACCAAGCATCTAGGTACACCCGGTGAAGCAGCCGATGCAGCACTAACCGCCGATGTACCCAAGTGGACCAGCGCCTGCAAACTTTCCAACTGCGCCTACCTGTACGTCAAGCTCAAATACGACCGCAACGCATTCTCCGGCCTGCCCACAATCACAGCCGACGTGCGTGGCAGAACTTTGTTCGACCCGCGAGACGGACAGACCCGGTATTCCAATAATCCAGCACTCGTCCTGCGGGACTACCTGAGCAACACGATCTACGGGCGAGGCATCGCCAGCAGCGCGATCGATGACACGAGCATTTCGGCAGCCGCGAACGCCTGCGATGTGAGGATCACCGCTCCAAGTTTCTCTGACATTTTTACGGTCAGCACCACAACCGAAGCGTTGACTTTCTCCCAGCCGATACCTATCGACACAGGGGATGGCGTCAAGGTGAGCAGTACCGCCACCGTGCCCAGCCCGTTGGTGGCAGGGACAACTTATTACGCGATCAAGGCAACTGACACCAGCTACCAACTCGCCACCACGATGGCCAATGCCGTTGCTGGGACCGCGATCGATCTGACATCGGCAGGCTCTGGCCAGCACACGCTCGCCCAGGTGAACTACGCGGCTTACGCCTGCGACGGCACGATCGACACCAACCAGACGGCGTATGACAACGTGCGCGCACTGCTTACCGCGTGCCGGGGCATGCTGGTGTTTAGCGGCGGCAAGTACCGGTTGGTGCTTGACGTTGCCACTACAGCCTCGAGCTTTGGGTTCACCGAGAGCAACATTACCGGCTCCTGGGTCATCAGCCAGGCCGGTAAACGCGCCAAGTACAACCGGGTCACCGCTGGTTTTTATAACCCAGCCAAGAAGTGGCAGCCCGATCTGGCCATGGTCGAGTCCACAGCTTTGCGTGCCACCGATAACGGTCTGATTTTGGAAGCCAAGATCGACCTGCCGTTCACAGCCAACAGCTACCGGGCGCAGAACATCGGTCAGTTGACGCTGAACCAAAGCCGCTACGGCTTGGTCGTGAAGTTCTCCGCTTTTCAGGAAGGCTTGCGATGCGAGGTGGGGGATGTGGTGCCCATCACACATACAACGCCGGGTTGGTCCGCCAAGTTGTTCCGGATCATGCAGATCGAGATCAAGGACAACGACGAGGTCTATGTCGTGGCCCGTGAATACAGCGCCAGTATTTACACGCAAGCGGTCCTGTCGCCTGCCGCCGTCATCGCTCAGTCCAATTTGCCAGACCCGTTCAGCGTGCCTGCCGTGTTGGGTCTCACCCTGGCCTCCGGAACATCTGAATTACTGCGACTGGCTGATGGCTCTGTCATTTCCCGCATCCGCGTGGGCTGGACCGCACCTACCGAGGTCTACGCTCAGAAGGGGCAGGTCGAAGTTCAGACCCAAGCTACGACCGATCTGGGATGGTCGCCGGTGGACATTGTTGCTGCCGAGTTGGGTGTGGCTTGGGTGTCACCTGTGCAAGACGGAGCCAGCTACAACGTGCGCATTCGGGCGATCAACTCGATCGGCGTACGCGGAGCATGGAGCCAGGGGACCGTTCAGGTGGTGGGTAAAACTGCACCACCGTCCGATGTCCCGTGGCTGCGCCTGGACGGCGAGCGCCTGACTTGGGGGCCAGTCTCAGATATCGATCTTGCCGGTTACCGCGTGCGTTGGCAGCCGGGTGGCAGCCGTTCCTGGTCGGACGCGCTGGAATTGCACACCGGCCTGCTGGCTGTCTCCCCATGGGATTTGGTGACCATTCCTTATGGTGCAGGTCAGATCTTGATCAAAGCGTTCGATACCACCGGCAATGAGAGCCTGAACGTCAGGGCACTAGCCTGCAACTTAGGTGATGCGCCGGTGGAGAACGTGTTTGCAAGCTACCCGCTCAACACGACGCCGGTGGTGGCACCCGATTCATCGCGCATGTGGAGCAACGATTCTGCTCAACTCTGGACCAACACTACGGCGGTGTTTCTGGTACCTCAGTACCAGGCTATTTTCTGGACCGGCAGCGTCACATTTACCGAGAGCGGCAGTCTCACGATCGCGGCCACCGTCAGTGGGTATGCCTGGAAGATCACTTGGAAGAAGTCATCGGACGTGGCCTATGTGCCATTCCCGGGTCGGGCTTGGGCTGACGCAGGAACGACCTACCAGTTCCGCATCGATGTAGATCAGAGCAATTTGCAAGGCCTGATTGGCTCGGTGGTTGCGCAAATCGATGTGCCCGATAAAACGATTCGCCTACCCGATGTGGTGATTGCCTCGGGCGGTTCGCGCTTGTCGATTGGCACCGGCTGGCGAAACGTGGTGATTGTGAGTCTCACTTTGCATTCAGACGGTGGCACTGCCACCACGGCCCGCGTGGTCGATAAATCAACTTCGGGTCCCCTGATCCAGTGTTTCAACGCCAGTGGCGCTGCAACCGCTGGGACGGTGGACGCCTTCGTTCAAGGATATTGAGATGACTGCACAAACAACGCACTCCCAAACAACTCCTCCATTTAAGCGGGGCGATACCTTCGCTTTGTCTGGCGTTTACCGCATCAACGGTGTGGCGAGCCAGTTGACCAACCAAACCATTCGTTCCCAACTGCGCACGAGTGTCGGTGCATTGGTTGCCAATCTGTCGGTGGCGATTGACCCCGACCAGAGCGTGAACCCTGGCCGCTTTTACCTCTCGCTTGTCGATCCGGCGCAGTCGGCCACATTCCCGGCACCCGCCAATCTGTACTGCGATGTGGAAGTGCATGGCGGCGGGACGGTGCGATCGACTGAAACATTCATCGTGCCGGTCGTGCCCGATGTGAGCCAGTAAATGGAGGCCGATCCATGACCACAACGATTGCAGCCTCCACAGAAGTCAGCCTCACCCTGCAGCCGCAATGGGACAGCACCTCTGTCGAAGTCACGCTCACCGTTCCCGGGCCTCAAGGCCCAAAGGGCGATCAGGGGGCGGTCGGTCCGCCCGGCCCCTTGCCTGATGTCACTGCCTTGGCCCTGGACGCGGGCTATTTCTAAATTCCAACGGAGAACCTCATGCCCAACCTCATTCAAATCAAACGATCCGCCACCACCGCTACGCCTCCAACGCTGGCAGTGGGTGAACTGGCCTGGTCCGAAGTCAGCAAGACCCTGTTCATTGGCGAGTCTGGCAGTGTTGTCACTGCCGCCGCTGGCTCGGGAGTCTTTGCCAAGAAGGCTGACAGCTTCGCAGTCAGTGGAGATGCGACCGGCACAGGTACTCTGTCGGGCGGCGTGGTGCTGGCACTGGCGGCCAGTGGTGTCAGCGCAGGCAGTTACTCCAACGTCACGGTGGATGCCAAGGGACGCGTGACTGGCGGCTCAAATCCGGGTTACCTCACTGCCAACCAGAACATCACGGTGTCTGGTGATGCAACGGGTTCAGGCACAACAGCGATTGCACTGACTCTGGCCAGCAGCGGTGTTACGGCGGGGACTTACAACAACGGCGTCACGGCGCACACGCCATTCACTGTTGATGCAAAAGGCCGCATTACCGCCATCGGTACAGCCGTAACAGTGACGCCCGCCTGGGCCAGTGTCACCGGCAAGCCAACTACGCTGTCTGGCTACGGGATCACCGACGCACTGTCGCTCACCGGAGGCACGCTAACTGGCGCTTTGACTTTAGCGGCGGACCCTACCAACGCACTTCACGCAGCAACCAAGCAGTACGTGGACAACGCCATCACCGGGCTGGACTTCAAAGCGTCGGTTCGCGCGGCCACCACGGCCAACATCACGCTCTCTGGAACACAGACGATTGACGGTGTAGCGCTCATCGCAGGTGACAGGGTGCTGGTCAAAGACCAGACGACTCCAAGCCAGAACGGTTTGTATTTGGTGGCCGCAGGCGCATGGACGCGCACGGCAGACGCCGACAACTCTCCTGCAGGCGAGGTCTCCTCCGGGCTATACACCTTTATAGAGGAAGGGACTACCTACGCTGATTCAGGTTGGGTGCTTGCCAGCAACAACCCGATCACGATAGGCACTACCGCCTTGACTTTTCAGCAATTCAACGGTCTGGGACAACTCACTGCGGGCACAGGCCTGACCAAGTCCGGCAATACGCTGTCGATCACCGCCTCGGGCGTCACGGCGGGCACCTATTCCAGCATGACGGTGGACGTCACCGGACGGGTCACTGGGGGCACCAACCCAGGCTACATCACAGCCAACCAAAACATCACGGTCTCAGGCGATGTCACTGGTTCGGGCACAACATCGATGGCGCTCACCCTGGCTGCCAGCGGCGTGACGGCGGGCACATACAACAATTCAGCCACGGCGCATACGCCATTCACCGTTGATGCCAAAGGCAGAGTCACAGCCATTGGTGCGGCTGTCACGGTCACGCCCGCATGGACCAGCGTCAGTGGCAAACCTACAACCCTGTCTGGCTTTGGTATCACGGACGCCTTGTCCACCAGCGCCACGATTGACGGAGGCTCGTTCTAACCATGCCCAACACCATCCTGCACAAGCGCAGCAGTACGGCAGCCGCTGTGCCCACCGCTGCGCAAGTCACGCTGGGTGAGTTGGTACTCAACGTGGCGGACGGAAAAATTTATCTCAAACGCGCAGACGGCGTGATCGTTACCTTTGAGCCGGGCTATGTGCCGGGCCAGGGGAACTCCGCGCCCATGTGGAAATAACCGGAGGCATTCATGGCAGCTATTCCATCCAAGGCCAGTTTCACTGGCACTACCGTAACCCAAGGGCAGTTCAAGACTGCCCTTGATTCTTTAAACGACTACCTTACGGGTTTGCTGGGCTCAGACGGTACAGCAGCGACAGCGCGAACGGCATTGGGCGTGATCAATGCGACAGCGCCGACGTATGCGCAGGTGATTGCCGCACTCGGTTTCACGCCTCCGCAGCCCGGTGGCACCGGCGCATCAGGGACCTGGCCTATCAGCGTAAGCGGCAATGCGGCCACCGCATCCAAACTCAATTCAACGGCGGGCGCTGGCACGTACAACTGGACGGGGCAGTCCGGTCAGCCGACCTGGGTTTGGGGTGGTAACGACGGAACCAATTTCTATGTCTACAACCCGTCTAACTTCTCGGTGAACTACGCGGGTAGCGCAGGCACTGTGCCCTGGACTGGCGTGAGTGGACGCCCCACTGCGGTTGCAGATTTTCAGTACAGCGGAAACGTTGGGGATGGCATCGGAGGTGCGTTAGCTGTCAACGCACTGGTTCAAGTCGCGACCGATAACACGGTGCGCATTTATCGAAACACGAACTGCAATTGCAATTGCGATTGTGCTTGCTGCTGCTAAGGACCCACAACATGAAAATCATTGCAGTGCGAAACGCAAAAATTCATCCCCAGTTTCAACCCACCGTTCACCTTGGTTTCGACCCTGTCACGAGCGACCTGAGCGTGTCTCTGTATCTGCCATCGCTTGCGACAGAGGAGGCGGCCACGGGTGTCGCTGGCTTGACGTTGATTGAGTCGGTGGTTGTCAACATCGGCGATCTGCGAAAGAGATACGACTGGTGCGATCACCAGACCTACTTCGTGGCTGTTCATGCCGGGGCGTTTCTTCCAGTCTTTGCGCTGTACCCGGAGACCCTTCCCAATCGCGAGACAGCTGTTGACTACGCCCAGCGCCTCAAGAGAAATCTGCTGGTGGGCATCAACGTGCCATTTGCAAACGCCAATGACGATGAGTTGTTCATCACGGTGAACCTCAACGCGCAGGCAACAGACGCCAATATTCAGGTCGATGAGAACTGCACGTTGGTTTGGAGCGAAGCAGCTAGCAGCGGCGCTGTTCGCACCATGGCGTTTCCGTTCATTCATGTGCAAGCGCCAGCCAGTATTCCGGTGGGCGGCATTGCCTCGATCGAATTGCGCATAGAGGATGTGGCAGGCCAACTGCTTGACCGAGAGGCTGTTGTCTACCTGGAAGCTGTGAGCGGACTGGTGCCTTTTGCACGCGTGCGTGCGAACCATGGCTTGGCTACTGTTCCCGTCTCGGCAGCAGGCATGTCTGCTGGTGATGAAATCCGGGTGAAGTTTGGATGGAAATATTTCCCAGGCGCAGAGGATGCGCGGATTGCGGTGGTGGCCGCATGATGCAACTGCTTTTTCCTACACCTGTCGTTCGCACCCAGCTTGGGCTGACGAACGAAGAGCGTCAAGTCCTCAAAGAAAAGACGCTCGCAGTCTATGGCGATCTCAACCCCGATAGAAAACCTTGGAGCCGCTCGACCCGTGAGTCACTCGAATCCATGGATCCTGCATTTGCAGACCTGTTCGCACGAATCAAAACCGTGACCAGCGAGGCTTTCGGTATTGGCATCGCATCCATCACCGGCAGGGAAGTGGTTCAGTTCAAAGGTGACTTCGTACCGCCCCATGTGGAGTCAGCCCATCTGTCTGCCATTTACTGGATTGATGGGGACGCCCACCCTGACCCTGAGAGAGGCGAGCATGACGGCGCACTGGTTTTGCAAAGCCCAATCGGCCCCTTTGGCAGCAAGGCGCTGCCCGGTGAAAAGCGCGTGTCCATGATCAACCCTCAGCCGGATTTGCTGCTGGTGTTTCCGAGCCACTTGCTTCATTTCGGGCATGTTTACCTGGGCGAGCGTCCCAGCGTTGAAATCCACATTGAGATGGAGGTGCTCTGATGGCCCAGTTCAAGATCAAGCTCATTGCGCCGGACAACACAGAGCGCGAACTGCTGTACGACAACCAGACCAGCAGCCTGACTTGGGGAGCGGATGGGTTTGGCTCCCTGGTACTGGAAGTCAATCCCAAAACGTTTCAGGACGCCACGGTCGTGAGTACCACCCAGCCAGGCCGAAAAGGCCTAATCAAAACCCTCAAAATCAGCCTCGGTTTGTCCTGCAACTACGAGTGCAACTACTGCAGCCAGCGCTTTGTGCCCCACGCTGAAAGCACCAACCCCGAGGATGTAGAGAATTTTCTGCAGCAATTGACCACCAGCCTAAGTCAGGCTCCCGAACGGATTGAATTTTGGGGCGGTGAACCACTGGTCTACATCAAGACCTTAAAGCCCTTGGCTGAGCGCCTGCGAGTGCTCTACCCGGATGCTGAGTTCCTGATCATCACCAACGGCTCATTGCTCAGTCTTGAGACCAACGAGTGGCTGGACCGCATAGGCTTCGTCGTCGGGCTCTCCCACGATGGGCCTGGCTACCACGCACGCGGTGCAGACCCGCTGGACGAACCAGAGAAGCGTGCAGCCATCATGGATCTGTACGCGCGCCTCCATCCGCAGGGGCGCATCAGCATCAACGCGATGATCAGCAATCAAAACCCGAGCAGGGCAGCAGTACAGATTTGGCTGCAAGAACGCTTTGGTGCCGATGTTCAGATTGGTGAAGGTGCTTTTATTGACCCCTACGATGAAGGTGGGCTGGCTGCCACCTTCAAGACCACCGCTGAGCACGCACAGTTTCGCAGGCAAGGGTTTGGCGAGATCCGCACTGGCCTTGCCAGTCGCTTTGACCTCACCAACCAAAAGATCCAAGACTTCATCGATTCCATTCGCTACCAGCGCCCAGCCTCTGCGCTTGGGCAAAAGTGCGGCATGGACCGCAGCAACAACCTAGCTGTGGATCTCAAAGGCAATGTCGTCACGTGCCAAAACGTGAGCGCCGCTGCCACGGCTCCGAATGGCCAGAGCCATCTGATCGGCCAGCTTTCAGATCTGTCCGCCGTGCGCATGAAAAGCGCCACGCATTGGAGCGAGCGCCAAGGCTGCTCGTCTTGCCCGGTGCTTCAAATGTGCAAGGGCTCGTGCATGTTCTTGGAAGGGCCGCTTTGGGATGCTGGGTGCGACGCCGCCTATTCGGACAACTTGGTGTTCTTTGCGGCGGCCATTGAGTTCCTCACGGGGTGCATGCCGGTCTTTATCGATGGCGATTTACCGCCAGAGCGCAAGGACATCTTTGGCCTTGCAAAGAGCACCGTGGAGTCGCCTCCAACAAGGCGAGTGATTCCGATCCTTGCCGCGCAGCAAACAGCCTAAGCCACCCAGCAAACCGTTTCATCAATCGCCCGCCTGGAGCACCTTTTGTGTGTGCCAGCGCGGGCTTTTTCTTTTTGGAGATGCCCATGACAGAAGAATCCACCAGCAACCAAAGCGCTGACATCCTGAACCTGCGCCCTGAGGACCTTGATGAGTTGCTCACCCGCGCCGCCGAGCGGGGTGCCGAGCGCGCGTTGGCCTGCCTTGGCCTTGAAAACGGCCACGCCGCCGCCGACATCCGCGACCTGCGGGGTCTCATCGATGCGTGGCGGGAAGCGCGCCGAACGGCTTGGCAAACCTCGATCAAGGTACTGACCACCGGTGTGTTGGCAGCACTTTTGGTTGGAATCGCCATCAAGTTGCGCCTGATGGGGGGTTCCCAATGATCGAGACACTGTTGGGTGGCTTGCTGGGCGGCGCGTTTCGCCTGGCTCCCGAGGTCCTGAAATGGTTCGACCGCCAAGGCGAGCGTGGCCATGAATTGGCTATGCAGGACAAGGCGTTGGAGTTTGAGAAACTGCGCGGTGCCCAGCGCATGTCCGAGATCGGCGCGGCTGCCGACAGCGCTTGGAACACCGGCTCAATAGAAACCCTACGAGATGCCGTGCGCACCCAAGGTGAGAAAACTGGGGTGGCCTGGGCTGATGCACTTTCCAGCACTGTGCGCCCGGTGATCACCTACTGGTTCATGGCACTTTTCTGTGCGGCAAAGACTGCGGCATTCGCGGCGGCACTTTCTGCAGGTGCTGATTGGGGCACAGCAGTTATGCACGCATGGACTGAAGCTGACCAGGCTCTTTGGGCCGGTGTGCTGAACTTCTGGTTTTTGGGCCGCGTGTTTGACAAGGTCCGGCCATGATCGAAGTGCCGCAGGCGGCGATCGATTTGGCCAAGCGGTTCGAAGGGTTCTGCCGGGTGCCCAAGTCAGACCCTGACCGCGCTTATCCGTATGTCTGTCCGGCAGGGTTTTGGACCATCGGGTATGGCCATCTTTGCGATGCCAAGCATCCGCCGATCACTATGGAAGAGGGCGAGGCTTATCTTGCTGCTGACATGGCCGACTCGCTGAAGGCCACGCTGCGGTACTGTCCGGTGCTGGCAACTGAGCCGGAGGGACGGCTTGCGGCTATCGTTGACTTCACGTTCAACCTTGGAACCGGCCGTCTTCAGACCTCAACACTCCGACGGCGGGTGAACCAGAGAGATTGGCAAGGGGCTGCTTCAGAACTAAAAAGATGGGTTTACGGCGGTGGTGTGATATTGCCAGGTCTTGTGACTCGACGAGCGGCGAACGCTGCATTGCTTCTGCCATAAGACCAGCGACTTAACCCTTAAAACGTGCAAAGGTCAGTTCCCCGCTTGTGAGCACCCCCTCACAATCTGTGCATCAGTTCAGCAGTACTGAATTTAGTTTTCTCAGGCTTGGTAAAACCATCTTGATGGTGAATGCATCAGGCCGTGGTTGCCCTTTTCTTGTTGAACAAGTCATCAACTTTACGAGCATATCTTGTGGGATCTTGTCGACGCCATGAAGCGTGCCGATCAGCCCTCCTACGATGCATGCATTGGTGTCGGTGTCTCCGCCCCGTTCCAGAGTTTGTGTCAACGCATCTTCGTAGCTATCTTTGCATCGAAGGTGATAGAAGGCGAAAGTAAAAGCATGTTTGACAAAGCCTGCTAGTGGGTAGGCTGGTGCAGGTTTATTGGTGATGATGCTTTCCATCCACTCAGTCACTTCTTCGCTGCTTTCCCGGACATACGTCATCGCGACCGCGAAGGCGCCTTTGGCGTCACCAGGGTGACGAATTAGATGTCGGATCGCCAGAACATATGCCGCAGTAGCGTGCTGACAAGTTTCGTTAGGGTGCGTCAGACATGCATCTTTTCTGGCAACCTGAATTGCATCTTCTTGGCTTAGAGCTGCAGAAATAATCCCTAGCGGAGTGGCTCTCATCAAACTGCCGTTTGCTTTAGATTCGCTGTTGAAAGTGGTAGCTTGTTTTTTTACCTTTACCTCAATTGCATCCGTGCTTTCATCGTAGGGGTACTCCATCAGTGCACTTGAAGTAGCCATTCCGATGTCAAATGGTTTGGAACGCTCCCAACTGCAATAGGCATTGGCCACTTGGTTCACCAAGTAGCTTCCATTTGACTGGGCAAGGCTGTTCAAAAGGGCGACAGTCATTTCACCGTCATCTGTGAACTGCCCAGGAGCTAGATTGAAAACTCCGCCTCCAGGCATGTCGAGCGCCTTTTGCACCTCCTCTTTCGTTGGCTTACGACCCATGAACTCCAGCACCCCACCGGCTGCGTCGCCAATCAGTGCGCCGAAAACACTACCGTACATTGCGCGTTCAGCGCTAGTTAACTCATCAGTCTCCATCATTTTTTCAGGAAGGTTACCAAGAAGGGTTTTCAGTTCTTTAGATTGGCGCACCAGTTGCGCTGATGGGTAGGTGGTACATGCGCCATTACTACGGTTAACAATTTCAGCAATACCCTGAGTGGTCTCCAAGACCATTTTCAGCTTGTCATAGGTATTTTCGCCCAAAAGGATGTTCCAGGCCTTGACCAGGCTTGTCTTGTTGTTGTCGATCAGCCCTTGACCTGCGTGCAGCCAGAACTGTTCTTTTGCTGCTCCTTCGGCCAGTTCTCTTTCTACTCGGTAATTTTCAAATGAACTTTCTTCACTGCATCGCTTAATTTGTTCAGCATTAAGGACGTATGAACACTCTTTCCCCTCCGGGCCTTCAATTGCGCGATACGTGGCAGTCAATTTAACGGGGTCAACCTCAATACATTGCCAGCACCCCCCACCCTCGGCAGTTACCATGTTGTAAGACTTACCAATGCAGGCCCAGAGTTCAAAGACACCCCAGCCGCCACAGACCCACTCAGGCTCCAGGCACATCGAAATATTGCCGTTTTCCACCCGCAAAGCGCCTGCCTTCAGTGTTTTTCTTCTACGCATATATCTCTTTCATAACCTATCAGCCTTCATAATTTCACTTAACAGATTTAGAAAATTAGCAAAAACATGGACACTAGTGTCACTTTAATACAAGAAGCATGAAAGAAACTGACCCCAAACCTGCCTTAAGAATCAGCCACATAGTCCACGGCCGAAAGCTTTTGGGTAACCGCGTGTACTACCAAGTGGACCCTAAGGGCATGAACGAACTTATGGCCGTACCTGAGACCGTGGTTCTTAAGCGTTGGCGTGCCCGTCAGTTTCCTGGGTACTCGTTTTCAGGTACTCGCCTGAGTTCAACACTTTGGCGAGCTGTCGGGCTGGCTCTAGGTGCTGAAGCCCGATCCTTGTGCCGCATGTCTTCTGCAATAATTTCAGATGTCATCGACAAGCAACGTACTGAACTCAGATCGCACTATTTTGCATTGCCTGCACCTGAAGCCTTGCATGCATTGTTTGCGGTATGCGGTCCTGATAGGTTGCAAGCCATTCTTAACCGCCATCTTGCTCCAGAGCGAGGCAATATTTCAGGCATTCCAGATCTTTTCCTCTTTGCCACACCTCTTGGCTCCAACAAGCCGGGAATAGCGCGTTTTGTTGAAGGGCGGATTCAAGTACGAGGTGCAACAAAGATGAACCCGGTGATGGGTGGCTGA